TCGTCTGGCTACGATGCCAAGATCGGCTCGTCTGGCTACGATGCCCAGATTGGTTCGTCCGGCAACAATGCCCAGATCGGCTCGTCTGGCAACAATGCCAAGATCGGCTCATCTGGCGACGGAGCCAAGATTGGCTCGTCCGGCAACAATGCCAAGATCGGCTCGTCTGGCGACGGAGCCAAGATCGGCTCATTCGGCGACGGCGCCAAGATTGGCTCGTCCGGCAACAATGCCAAGATTGACAGCACTGGCAAAGACTGTGTCATTATGTGCGCAGGTATTAACCCAGTAGCAAAAGCCTCAAAAGGATCATGGATAACACTATCCGAGTGGTCTTATTCTGAGGGAAAACAAAGATATATCCCCATTTGTGTAAAAACGGAATTTGTTGATGGAGAAAAGATAAAAGCAGATACATATTACAGTCTGAAAGGGGGAGTTTTTGTGGAATGGATCAATGATTAAGAGGAGGTGTTATATATGAAATGGATAGTAATAAAAGGGGTTAGATATCCTAGTTCCATGATATCAGCATTTGCGGCATATAATATGGATAACCCCTTCTTGAAGGTCAGGATAAGAAACAAGTATCATATAGTGCCTTTTGATGATGTTAATAAGATGGCTAGTCAGATGGTGTATTTAATGAACAACTATCCTGATTTCGTTCAGATAGGGAGATGGTGGATATCCAAGAAGACGGTGATGTCTTGGGTTCCCAAGGGGCAGGCCGTGGACGGATCGGGCTGGGTCATATCCTTTACCCTGTCCTTTGGTTTGGATAATGGGACTCAAATTAAGTTTGATGAAGAAAGTGAATACCTAAGTGAGATAGATAGGTTAAACGAGTTGTTTAATGTAATATTATAAGGGAGTATGTTGATAGATGTAAATAAATGGATTGATAAAAACGGGAGCTTCGATGAAGCCGGCGGATTGGATTTAGTGAGGCACGGATATGAGTGGATTAGACGGATGCGTAAATTCGAGAATAAGGCAGATCGTCATACTTTTCAGAAAGTGTTTGGCAATAAAAGAGGCAATGAGTTATGGGACTGTTTTTTAGAGGTAGGAAAATCTATCTTTATATTAGAAGATAGCTATTTCCTGATTAACGACAGGAACGTCTTCTCTTTATGTTTAGCAGAGTGTAGTGATTATGATCTATATGAGCTTGTTCATAATATTGAGACGGATAGTGATCAAGGCAAATGATGTTGTTTAATTAAAAAAAAATAAATTGTTATGGAAATTAGAGAATGTTTATCGGTTTATCTAGAGAGTGGATATCTTTTTGACGATATGTCAGGAAGATTAAAGTGGTTTGAGATTGATAAGATCTTGATCAGTTTTACATATGGAGTAGTTAGATATGTAGGAACATGGGGAGGATGTAGGACTGAGAAGACATTAGATGGGAAATTATTTTATTCGTCCGAAGAATGTTTTAAAAAGGGCGAGAGCATTCCTAAGACAAGACTATCAATATATGATGTTTTTGAGTCATTATATGGGTTCATTCCAATAGGTGATGTGTGGAAATACAAAAACGGAAGAGCTGTCAAGGATAAGTTGGAATATTTTGATATTGAAATAGATGATAAAGGAAAAATTTATTGTAAGGAAACATATTACAGAACACGTGAAGATGTGTATAAATTCAATGACTTAACTGTAGTTGACAGGAATGGAGACATAAGGTTAGTGGAATCATCAAAAAGTAGATTAATGCTTAGTGATGATCAATTGGATGTCGTGGAGAGAATAAAAGGCATCATTGATGACATGGTTAGGTTAAAGATGATTATGTATATTGATCAAGACTATAATCTTTGTTTTCTACTGGGAGATAAAATAGAAGATTTGACAATGGATGAGACAGACGGATTTGTGGATACCACCGGTATAGTGACATCTATAAAATCTAAGGATGTAGTGGAGTTTTATGTAGAAAACCCATTCGTAAAGATAAAGGGTGAGTGATATCTGAATCTGGATTGTGGTGGTTCGTGAGAATAGCCATAATCATATCTCTAAACGTGAACATAAGGAGGTACGTATGTCATTCGATTAATATTAGGGATCCAATTACATTTAAAAAGAGGAGGAATTATGAAAAAGACAGTGATAACCGATGATTTGATAGTATTTAGTGACGGATTTGTTTGGAAAAGATTATCCAGAAAAGTCGCAGAAGCACTTTGGAACTCTGTTATAAGTCATGAATTAGAATTGTATTGGGTGCGGACTGATGATGAATCCGAAGCTGCAATTGAGGGATTCGATGATATGGAAAGAGCCTTTAAATGTGGTGATTTTGTATGTATAGAAGTTGGAAAATTGCCATATGATATGACTTTTCTAAAAATGGAGGATTAAATATGGCAACAAAGAAATTTGATAGAACCGTGTGGCATGGTACGGATTGTGACAAAGTTACCAGCCTTTTTGAGTATGGGTTATTAGTGAGATATATTACCAAAGAAAAAAGCTGGCAATGTATATACCGCAACCCTCATGAATCAAACAAGTTTTCGTACAGTTGGATAAGCGAGGAAGATATGCGTGAGATGTTTTTGACAGGTTGGGCAAAAGATGATTTGAAGTCGTTTTGTTCCTATGTCGGTGATACTTGGAATGACTGGTTGCTTCGTCCGGTTGCTACAAGAATATATGATTTGGTTTCCTATTATGGAGCGGAAGAGATATTTGGAAACAGTTACCGGACTTACACAGCAAAGGAAGTTTGTCTCAGACTGCGTATAAAATATATGGAAGAATATGAAACAGCGTGCTGATACCCGATAGCTTTTGAGGTCAGGTACAAAGAATGGTTGAATAGAAAACAATAAACAATAATATGAAAACAATAAATCTAACCGTGTTTAGCTTTGATGAGCTATCAGAAAACGTACAAAAGAAAATTATAGAGCGTGAGCACTGGAATGTAATGGAGCAATGTATGGATGCTTATGGCATAGACTATAAAAAGTCAATGAAAGCCTTTGAGGATATGACAGATACTAGGGTTTATAATTGGGAAGTTGGATACGAGAGATATGATTTTAGTTATGAGTTTAAATACAAGGATCCTATTTATGAACACCCTACAGATTATCATCGTGATATATTCCCTGAGAATCTATGCGGTAAATTACTGTTCAGATATATCAACAACAATATTATGCCATATATTATCAAGGGCAAGTATTTCTCCACGTCAGGTAAATATATTGATGGGAAATACAAATACAGGCACAAGTATAGTAGGGTGATGTTTGACTATGGAGATAATTGCCCATTGACAGGGATGTGTTATGATTATTATCTTCTTAAACCAATAATTGATTATTACAATGCATGGTGTACTTACCCGGAGGATTTTTCTTTAGAGGATCTGATGAGACAATGTTATGATAACTTCTTTAAGTCATGGCATGAGGAGTATGAGTATTGGGCTGATAATGAAGATGCGATACGTGAGGAGCTTCATCATAATCAGTATGAAGATCGACTTTATTATGAGAATGGGGATGTGTATGTTGAACCATTAAATGAAATAGTATGAAAGTAATATGTACAAGGTGTGGCGGAACAAATATTGCTTGTGAAGCGATCGTAAATCCAAACACCGGGAAAATAATAGATTATCTTGATGAATCTTTTATGCATGCTAATTGTGGGGATTGCAAGGAAGAGGTAGTGATAACGGATGTAGATAGAGTCAAGAAAGATATTGATTCTATGTTTTTCGAGTTCGTTAAAAAGAATGGGGAAGAACCTGAATACGTAGAATGTCAGATCGTATGGAAAGACACAGGGGATGATCGAAGAACGACAATAAAATTATCATTAAGCATCAATGATGATGATAATGATAATGTTTTCTATTACTGTAATGGGATAGAATCACTTAAGTTACTTGTGGAATATGGAGTAGGAGAGTTTATTGTAATAGATTGTTGGAGTTTTTTTAGTATTGATAATTTGTAAATTGATGAGATTATGAATATAGAGGTAATAAGATACAGGCTTCCGGTTTATTGGGCTCGTGCTCTGATAAATGATGATTATACCGGTTTGTTAGATAATGAAGAACAAGAAATAAGGAATTTCTTGAAACGAGTAAAAGCAGATCCCGTAAGTGTAGACTGGGAAACAGAAGGTTTTTATTGGTACAATAACGCTAATAATACACCGGGAGAATGCGTAGATTTTATTTTTCACAAGTGTAATAATTAAATTAAAATAATATGAAAACTACAGACAGACTATTTTATTCAAGTACAAAATTCTTTACAGAAAACGAGGAAGAATATAGAATAACAGCCACAGTATCTTTAGATGATGATTGTCATAACAATATGTGTGACTGGAGCATAACGGCCGATATCAGACAAAAAAACAAATATGGACGATATAAGGAGTATATGGGAGGCTGCTGCCACGATGAGATTGCGAAGTATGTTCCAGAATTGGCGAAGTTTATACCATTGCATTGTTGTAATCATTATGGTGCTCCTATGTATCCGGTGGAAAATGGTATGTATCACATAAAGAATAGCGATAAGTCTGTGGCTATTGAATATTTACGTATATCAGACAAGGAATATTCCAAATTATCTGAAGCGGTGGACGATAAGATGTATTTCAAGTATCTGCTTTTCAATCTAGGGATTGTGGATAGATGGAAACGTGAATCAGACGAGCTTATTGCGGAACTTGAAAACCTGTGTGGAAAGAAATGGGTTAATCCATATAAGCCAGAAGAAGAAAGGTTTACCCTGACACTAACGGACGAGGAACGTTTGCTTATTGAAGAGCGTATTAAAGCCGGGTATTATTCCGCAGAAAATATCGAAAAACGTAGGGAAGAGGCTCATAAGGCAAAGATGATGGAAAAGCGTGCTGAAATTTGTGAGCAATACGATAAGATAATCAGGAATGCGGAAACAGACAAAAAGGTAATGCTCTGTGTGTTTGATTATGGATTGTCAACCGATAATGTGATATATTATAATCACACGAACACTTTATCTTTCAACTGGCGTGATTATGGGGAAAAGATCACACGAGAAGAGTTTGATGATTTCGTGAATAACGTGGATCGCTCCCAACTCCCGGAAGGAATTAAATTTGAGTTAAAGTAATTTTTAGTCTACACATAATCACTATCAGATTTACGGGAGAGACATCCAAGACGTCATGGGCAGCGTTACCGGTGGAGCCGGCGTGTATGGGTAAAGTGGGCGAGGGAACGAGGCGTCCGCCCATGTTCGTTGGATTGGCTGAACAGATAAAGCTACAATGTAGTGATATAATTAAAGTGAAAATAACAATATAAATACATGTAAAATTATGGGAAAGAAAATGATAACAATACCATTTGATTTAGAGTTGGCAAAGAAAATCAACAATGGTGAGCGCAATGGAATGATTGTAACGGATGGCGATAATTACAGAGTAGAGTTTGTGTATCATAGGGAAGAGTCTTTCCCAATCCTAGGAGTTATCCATACTGATCACGGCATAATATCAGATTGGTTCTCAAATAATGGATTCGGAGGAAAGAATTATAGACTTAAGCTTAAAGTTCCAGAATATACCACATTCAAGGACGGAGATGTATTGAGTAATGAGCAGGGTGATTACCTGTTTATATTAAATACGAACGGAGAATATCTTACATCTTTTCATGCATCATGGAAGAAGGGGAGGGGAGTCGTGATTCCTAGAAAAGCACATGCTGATTGTAATAATATTGAAAAATACAGACTTGCTACTGAGGATGAAAGGCAAAAGTTTATTGATGCTCTTAAAACAAGCAAAGAGACTAAAGCCAAAATGTGTTTGAAACAATTCTTTGGTATTGAAATAGAACCAGAATATAAATTCAAGCCATTTGATAAAGTTTTAGTAAGAGATACAGAAGACGATGATTGGCACGTAAGTTTGTTTGTTAGGAAAATTGCTGATGCTCAATATAAAGAAGAAAGATATGAATGCTTAAATGGGACGGGATGGATCTATTGTATTCCTTATGAAGGTAACGAACATTTTTTGTAAAAAACATATTAAAATGGAAAATAAAGAACAGGATTTTATCAATCGATATAAAAATGTGCAAGAATCCATTGTGAAGGCAATGGACAAGGCATTGGAACGGGCAATAGGGAACAAGGTAATAGATTTCGAGAAGTGTGAAGGCAATTATTTGGACGTCTATCCTCTTATCGGGGCGGTCTTACAGAAGGAGCCAAGGAGTGTACTTGGTGAAAATGTGAATAAGAGTATATCCCGGAATATGAAAATAAAGGCGACCAAGTACAGAAATGATTACAGGGTATGGTTGGACTATGCCGGGGATTACAGAAACGAAAATATAGAATAACATGAAATATCAAAATTTTATGTGCCCTTATGAGCTTGCATTAAAGTTGCATGAGTTGGGTGTAAATTCAGAGTCGGAATTTTATTTTGTGAAAGAGATGAAAGGAGGGGGATCCCAAACAGAATCAGTTACACAAAATACAATGAGGTATTCATATAGAAAAGAAGGCGACCTCATACCGGCTTATATGAGTCATGAACTTGGAGAGATACTACCAAGTATGATAAATATCAGTAAATCAAAAATATGGGATGACTGGTTGCAATTGACACAATATTTCCCGAATAAGGATAGCGAATACTACGAAGCTGCCTATGTTCGTTACAATGCCTACGATTCGCCAACAGAAGTATATAGCGGATTTGGGGAAACAGAGGTGGAGTCAAGGGCGATGCTTCTCTTTGATTTGTTGGAAAAGAAGATATTGACACCTGATGGTTTGAATTTAAAGGAAGTGGATAGGAGAAAGGAATATGAGAACGAATTTGAATAGTACAAGTATGAGAAACACATGTCCAGAATTTCCGCTTTTCGGTGCGAATTATCCAGACGCGACTTGCATAGATGGCATATTGTATGATCTGGATAATGTAGGTGATGATGGTGTTCTAATCAAGCCATTGGAAGAGATTCCATGCCCATTCTGCCGAACAGAGGAGTTTATCAGATACGATCCATTCAATAAAGAGTATAGCATGGATAGTGAAGAGGATATAAGAGATTGGTATATGAGCTATATTAATGAAATGAGAAATAAGTATGGGGGAAAATAAGAAGAAACAAACACCACGCCGGAACTTAAAAGATTGGCATACGAACAAATGAAGGAGGTAAACGATGGAGACAGTAAGATTATCAGATTACTCTTCTTATGATAAAAACAAGGGAGGAATACAAAAATTGCGTCACAAATTCAGGAATCAAATACTTGAATATTGGGGAGAAGATACCGGGATTTTGATAGGAATAACCATGGTATATGAAAGACATTTGTGGAACGAGGAAGTTAAAGTAATATGATTATGGACGATAATAGGATAATGGAAGCGGCTAAATTGATAGCCAACTCCTCAGCAGCCTTAATACAGGCTATAGGGATGATGAGTGAGAATATAGAGAGGGCTAACAGAGGGGAATCTCTGGCTTATACCGAAGATCAGTTTATGAAACTAATTCAAGATAACGGAATAACGTATAACGATGTAATACAAAGGGGTTAGAGATTATGAAGGACGTAGAAAGAGTAAATGCATTAAATAAAATGCTATTAAATGCGAACGTAGTAGCTTATGGAGCTATGGTTGATTTGATCAAGAGAACAGGGAGACTTGATCTTGACATGGATAGCGGAACCCATGTAGATGATTTTCCGGCTGAAATAAGGGTCTTTACCGATATTGGGTTGATTTGTTTATCTATAACATCCGTGTATTTATCGGGGGAAGATAATTTGATGGTTGATGGATATGATGAAAACAATGATAAAGTTGATGGGGTGAATGTTTATTACGACCAGATAGACGAGGTAGTATATCTGGTTAAAATCATATTAGAAGAAATGGAGGGAAAAAATCATGGGGAAAGCAGTTAAAACAGATATAGAATATAAGGAAATATTAGAAAAATCACTATCAGCAATCCAATATCTAAGAATACATGGATTCTCGACGTACATGGAATCGGAGGGAATTGTTAATAGGATAATGATGTTTAAGGATAAGAATGAGATGAGGAATCGAAGGATTAAATCAATTCTATAGTGGTTGATCATAATGGTAGAGAGATATAAGTACAAGTGTATTGATGCTTATGAGGAGCCGGAGAATCCAATGGAATGGTTGCCGTGTCCACGATGCGGCCTCCGGCCTTTGGTCTGGGAGTTCGATAACGGGAGGGTTACGGCGTGGGGCTGTTGTTTGTTATCGAGTGGTGGGCAGTCCAGAGCCTCAAATACGGTAACATCCAATAGTCTCCACGCTTCTTTTATTTAGAAACCACCGAACGAAGGGGACAGGGAGGGCAAAAACAAACACACAATGAAAAAAGCATTCTTATTTATCAGTACGGCATTCTTGTTATCAAGTTGCGCAGCGGTAAAGTCTCCGGTAACAGGTTATGTCTATCAAGAGACTCAATCACCTTATAATATATAAAGGGGATCTAAGCAAAAGAAGATTGAAAGATAAGAAATTGTTTTGAGAAAGGTAAACAATCTCAAAACAATAAATAAGGTTTAGAAAGGTTCATAGAATGTAGTAAGATCAAAAATGTGAACTTCTTCAAGATCAAAAAAAGAAAAGATTTAATAACATTTAAAAATATAGAAATCAAATGAGTTTAAAAAGAAGTATGCTCAAAACATTAGCAATGTTAGCTATGGAAAGTACGATGACTGCCGATAAAAATATTTATTCTAATCAGAGATTGTCAAATGAAGGGATGAGATTCAATCCTGATTATCGACGCCCATCGACTTCTAGAGAGTTGAAAGAATTCACGATTAAAGGACAAAAGATCTGTGCATACTCAAGAAAAGATGCAATCAAAAGACTTAAAGCAAGAGGGGAATTATGAAACAGACAGTAGAAGTAGCGATTGAATACGCAGGATCGGTTATTAGTTCGTTTGGAACAAATGGAGTACCGAACGGCATTTCTGCCATTAAAGAGATGATTGCTTCTGGTTTTAAATCCGGTGCCGAATGGCGGTCAAAGCAATCACCGTGGATAAAAGTAAGCGATGGGCTACCGGATGTAGATGATTATTATCTTGTCACTGATGGAGAAAGTATTTCCATGGCTTACTTCTTTAAAGGCTGGGGCAAATTTGCCAAGTATCATAAATATCCGCATCCATTTTACGATGACGGGGTAGTTAAATTATATATGCCAATACCTCCGATCTCTTTAGCACTTGAAGGAGATAGAGGGATATTAAACATAGGTGAATTTAAGAGAAAGGAGATTGATTATGAGCAGAAGTAAGGAATATAAAGCGATAAAGAATTATATCCATAATGAGCTTGGGCTTACGAAGGAAGATATAATCAATGCAATTAGATCTGATATAAGAAAATATGTTGAGGAGTGTATATGTAATACTTACGGGAATGATAATAATATAGAGCAGATGATTAAGTTTATGGTAGATAATGAGCTTAAAAATAAAGATTTTAATGTCATTCCAAGAATGGTAGAGAAAGTATTAAAAGATAAGATGTTAAACGATATAGAGATTGTTATAAGAAACAAGAATATAAATGATTGAGGATATGAAAGATGAGGATATTTTAGATAAGGCAAGAATGGAGGGCATGAACCAAGGGATATGGCTGGCGGTTCAGGAGCTAGCCCACGACGGGCGATGGACGCAGGCCGCAGAGGAACTGGTGTCTTCTTGTGGATTGACTGAGGATGAGTGTAGAAAGCTACAAGAGGAAAGTGGGTCGTTTGATGATGAGATGCTTGAGTTTATTGATACGATATTCGGTCGTAAGATAGATTTAGATGAGGATAATCAGATGATTGATATAGATATATCTACAATGAAAGTAGGTGATACATATAGCTTCATGAACAATCAAAAGGAGATGGTGGAGATCAAGGCTGGGGTGTAATGGATGTTATTTATCAAATAGCGAGTTGTTATGCAAGGGGTGTAATAAGAGTGAACGTGAGACGAATGATAATATAATGGTCGTCAGGATAGATAAGATGGATGATGTATATCGTAATGATCGTCCTCTGGATCCGGGAATAGGCGTAGTTCACTCTTTTAGGATAAATAATAAAATTATAAAAGCGGTAGCATGTCAGACGGTCATTAGGAATGACATTTGTAGTAAATGTTGTTTTGTGGATACGAGTATCTGTAGTAACATGAGATGCTTTAGTAGTGTTAGAGAGGACGATAAAAGTGTAATTTTTAAGAAAATAGAATTATGAGCGAGAATACGATCGATAAGGCTAAGGAGGAAGGCATAAGACAAGGGATATGGTTATGCATACAGAGTTTAGTGGATTTGGAGAACTTTGTCATGGCAAATTATTTTATAAAGACATTCGGATTTGACAAAAATGAGTGCGAGGAGTTATTGAGTAAGAATAATTTGAATTATAAAATGGAATCATTTATAGCCAAGTTGATGTCTGATAAAAATGATAGTATAACTTTGGAAAATATAGGGTATCATAAGATAGGCTCTATATTTAAATATAATATTGGTTCGAAAGAAGTAGAACTGGAGGTGGTTGAATCCAGTGACTCTAGTTGTGAAGGATGCTTATTTAATAATAGCAAGGATTATTACTGTAAGGATACCCATTGTATTGATGTGGATAGGATAGATGATATAGACGTTATATATAAAGAGGTAAAAAGATCATGAGCTTAATAGATAAGTTGGAGGATTTGGTGATCAAAGTAGACACCGAATACCAAGAGAAGATGGAGGCGGTGATCCGGGAGATAGTTCCGGGGATGCCGGAAGGGAACGTGCGCCATGCCGCCGAGTGTATGTGTACGGACAGGATGGGGAGCATGATGGATATCGATATTTATATATTAAAGGAAGAGGATAGACCTTACGAATGCCATTATCTAAAGGATCTGCTGGAGGATAGGGTAGCTAGAATAGCCAAAATGCATGAGGATGAAAGTTATACATACAATATGGATGATAATTATTGGTGCGCCACATGTGGATCCCATTCTCATAAAAAGGATTCCAAGACAGGGTATTGTTGGTATTGCGATACAGTTAATTGGGTTAAAGAGGATGGGAAGGATGTTGGAATATAAAAACAAGCAATTATATAACAAGGAGGAATAAACATGGGAAGAGGTGTTAATACAGGCGCCTTGTCTCCGGTCGGCGGTATCGGGGAAATACGAATGCGAGCAAACCTGCGAAAAATAGTGGCGTACAAAGATTTCGCGAAACAGATGGTCATGGCACAATACGAATGATAGAGGAGATTGGTGATTAAAACATTAAATAACATTAAACATGAAAAAGAGTAGAAGAATTGTAAAGAAAATGAGCAAGAAGAGCCTTATCAACAAGAAGGCTCTTCGGTATATTATCGCAAACAGTAATTTATGTAAACATGCGATAAGAGAATTGGAATTAGCCGGATATAGCAAAGAAGAGGACGGTCCTAACAAATGGATGCGCGAACAGGTAATAGAAGCTGTCGCGCTGTTCTCTTCTCATGGTAACAGCGGATTCTCGGCACCATTTGAAATCAATCTCGTCAAGAAACTTTGCAGTTTTGATATAATCTCTCCTTTGAGATTTGACGATGGCGAATGGGAAAAAATAGGCTTAGACGGGAGTTGCCAGAATAAAAGAAAATCATCGATATTCAAAGAGCCGGACGGGAGTATCCATGATGTTGATGCATTTTCAAAAGTTCCTGTAAAAAAGTTTTTATTCGCCACTCGAACGTGGACGGAGAACATCCATAAGATAGGATGGATAGGAGGGTTGTTTGAGACGGACGAAAACGGAATACTCACTGGAAGATATTTTGGTAGATGTAATGTAAAAGACTATCAGAACGGATATATGCCAAAAGGCAAGAAAGAAATACCATGCAGGGAGATAGAGATATCGCCGGACAATTGGATTATGACAGTTGAATCAAACAATGAGGCTTTGATTGAATTGTCAAAGATTTATGATATAGTCTGGCGACAATGCCCTTGCTTGAAAGGCATAATGAATACCAACGTTACACCGGAACTTGAAAGATTGGCATGCGAACAAATGAAGGGATAAACAATGAATGACAAATTTGTAGACATGCCGAAATGCATGGCGGACAAATACGAAAACGCCGACTTTATTGCCAGCGATCCCGTCCAGTTCCCAAGGCGGTATTCCGGGCGGGACGCGGAGGTCAGTGGGTTCATTACTTCGTGGCTCTCGTTCGGGAATCGAAAGGCGATCATCGGGGCGGCGGAGATGAGGAAATGTCTTGATAAGATATTTGATTTGGCGATTGATGAAAGGCTTAAATAATTAAACACAAAATCATATAAGATGATAACTTCTATAAGGATAGACGACAACAAGAAGACTCCATTTAAATATATCCAAAAGATAAAAGCGTTCAAAAATGGCTCTGAGTTTATATTCAAGCCCGGCGTGAATGTGATTGTAGGCAAGAACGGGAGCGGGAAATCAACCCTCCTGAATATGATATCGAAGTACATGTTGTGCGAGAAAAAGATGTGTTCTGAATTACCGTCAGAAGCATTGTATTTCCCGGATATATTTGATGATGACAAAGTGCTTGACGGGATCAGTATTAAGTCGGATTATATCGGGAAGGTATTCCATCTCCTACAGCAAACTGAAATGAGAAAGGATGATATATTGGATAATATCAATAATTTAAGTTTGTATATGAATGGAGCATCTAGGTCCTCTGGGGAGAAGAACCTTCATGCCATGAACTCGCTTTTTGATTTTGTGTTTAACCAAGATGAGTATGCGTTTCCGATACAGAAGCTTATGGAGTTTAAGAAAAAGTCAAATGAGTTCTGGACAAACAGGATCGACAATCTTTTGAAATACTACAAAGACAATCATGTGGTATTAATGGAGAAGGATTTTGAGTATACAATCCTTATGGATGAGCCGGACAGGAATTTAGATATTGACAATATCATGGATCTGTACAAGGTATTGTCATTTCATAAACCGCAAACACAAATTATAGCCGTAATTCATAACCCGGCTTTGATTTACAAGTTGAGCAAGCTGGATTGCGTGAACTTTATTGAGATGACAAAAGGGTATTTGAAGAAAATTACTGGTTTTATGAATAAAAAATAAGAAAGGAGATGAGAGAAGAATTGAGAACAATAGGATCAAAAGGACGCCATGTGTTTACAGCAACCTTTGTTAGATTTGGATTTAGGAATGGATACATTGGACCTGTAAAAACGATGCTTTTACAAGATGTGACACTTGATAGCAAAATAGTATCAGATCATTTGTGGTTCGATTTAACAAAAGGATTTAGTGGTGCTGATTTATCGCCAGGCGATGTGGTTGAGTTTTGCGCAAGGGTTAGTGCTTACGAGAAAGGATACAAGGGGCACAAGGATGATGTACTTAATAGACCGATAGAAAGAGACTATCGATTATCAAGACCGACAAAAATTAAAAAGATCGGGAAGAAATTAATATTAAAAGATGAGGGGAAATAATACATGATAATTATATGCCTAAAAAATTTATAATTTATTAAAATATAATGATATGAAAATTCAAGTAGAATTAAATTTGGAAGATGTATTCGAGGAAGCTATGTACAATGAAGCGACGTTGAAAGAGGAGTTTACCAGCTCGGTCAGGTTAGCTGTAATACATGAACTTAAAGAAAAGTTCAAGAATGAGTTGATGAGAGAAATATCCAATCCGATATCACAGAAAATTGAGGATATAGCGAGGGAATCAATGAGCGATCTCATCGAGAACGCCAGCGAGAAGAAATATAGATTCAGGTTAGATTATATGGATGAGGAGTTGACAGTAGACGAGTTTATAAGAGGCAGGATGAAGAAAGTTGTAGACAGCAACATCGAGACAATGGTAGAATCAAAAGCCAAATCTTTTGTCAATGAGTTAAGGAAAAGGTATGATATGGCGTTCGCTGCCTTTGTCGTAGATAACATGAGAAAGCAAAATATGTTGAAGGAAGATAAGATAGCTGAGCTGTTAAAGGACAACCCAAATGAGAAATAGGGAAGATGCCAAAGGAAGACGGAGATCGGTGCTCATGACACCGCCCGTACCGGAGAAGGTCAGGGTATTATCCCCGGCATGGTATAGGGCGGCAGTGGAGTTTCAAGGTAGGCCGGAGCAGGAGCGACTAGCCTTTTGCTCGTGGTGTTGTTGTCATGGAGGGTGTAATTTGTGTATGGATATAAGCAAATACAATATAAAAGGGCTTAAGATATATGGAGGATAAGGTGATTATATACCATTTTACGATTTTAGTGTAAAATGGTATATAATCACCTAAGCGTATTAACTATTAATAATGTTTATTTAATTTAATTCAAAAACAAAATGTCTACTTTTGTAGACACATAAAAATTATACATATGAAAAAGAATGAATTTGTAAAGGAGTTAGAGAGGATCATTGATATGGTTAAGGCCGAGGATGATGGTTTCGAGTATGGTGGTAAAGTCATTTTCTATAAAGAAGATGATGATAACTATGAAATCTCGGTAAAGAACATCGAGATGAATCTTATGGTAGAGACCAATACTATGGCTAGTATGAATGATAGGACTTTCGCCTGCCTTATGAGTGAGGTTTATAAACAAAAGTTTGAGCTATAACGATGTCGGAGGATGAGGATGATGAAGACAATTGATAAGATGACCGATCAGGAGATATATGATCTTACTGATGAGCAGGTAGAGAAATTGATCGCAATAAGATGTGCGGAGGAAGGTGTCAGGTTTATGGATGAGCCTCCAGTCATGAAGACGTATGGCTATAAATCTATTTCTCCATCTCATTTCTTCTACTATTTGGAGGGCTTGAATATAGCCGTTCTTGATCAGAATGATGCTATTAAAATAGCTAAGTTATTAAGTGAATTTGATCTATACAGGACTAGATATGATTTCACCATATCCAATGAGGAGCTATGCAGTAGATTGGATATAATCAATATCAGGCATGTTCCGATGTTTGACACGAAAGATAAGGAAGCTTATAAGTCTGTCAATGATAAGAACAACGAGATCGAGGAGGAGTATAAAGATCAGGTAAACGAATACAAAGAGAATGTAAAAAAGATGGGTGAAATCCGTGCCGAGATATGGTCAAAAGTAATTGATGTAAGGCGCAAGATTGATCACATGAATCATCTTAAAGTTCTTTTCGTAAAGGAATATCTTCCGTTGGTGGATCACGACACGGACAAGGCTATGATATTTTTCAAGAAGGCTTATGGCGTGGATGATGATACGGAAAGATATATTCGTGAAGGAATAAAAGATTATCCTTTGTTTAACAATAATATAGATTAAAATGCACAATTGGTTTAAATGTACGGTTTCTTATGAGACCGATGCCGAGAACGGCATGAGGAAGAAGGTAAAGGAAGAGTATTTAGTAGATGCCTTTTCTTATACCGAATGTGAGGCTAGAATCATAGAGGAGATGAAGCCATTCATATCCGGTGAGTTTAGCGTTGATATCAAACGATTCAGGATAGCGGAATTGTTTGCCATGGATGGAGACCGGTTCTATAAGGTCACGGCTGATTATATTACGATAGACGAGAAATCGAACAATGAGAAACGCAAGGCGTTTAACTACATCGTTCGGGCCAATGACCTTGATCATGCCAAAAAGAATTTCGAGGAAGGCATGAAAGGAACCATATCAGATTTCGTTGTCACTTGTATCAAGGAAGAGAAGAAACTGATGGACTTCTACGAGTTTGATGGTAAGATCAGGAATCCGGAGAAAAATGAGGATAGTAGGCAGTAAAGCTAGCTACGAAACCACGTCGTCCATAGCCGAGAAGTTGATGGAGATAAGTAAAATGGAGGGTACGATTTATCGTATCCTCACATTGTCTAACAAAACTTATCTAGCTTCTAAATTAGGATATAGCAGATCGGGGTTCTATAAGAAGATACAAAACAGGAGTTTTAATATCCGGGAACTAGCTCAGATATTCGATACGATCATCAACTTCAAGGATCAAGATTGGACTGAGGGTAAGATTAATAGGCTTAAGAGGTATAGGGCTATGAGCCTTATGGAGTTCAACAAAAGTTATAAAAAGAAAAAGGCATGAGAGGTAGGATGTTGCCGTGTGAGAGATGTGGGAGGATGGTAGCTATAAGGAGTAAGGGGTTGTGTCCCGCGTGCAGAGCCAAGGAGCTACCGCCAAAGGAAAGGGCGGCGATACGGGTGAAGGCCAAGCCAAAGGGGAAGAGCCTAGCCGTTTTCTTTGGCGCCCATGTGGCTAGATTGAGTATGACAAGGAGATCTGCTACCGGCGCATACATACCATGCCCGGGGGTAAGCAACATATGCCACTTATACCCTAAACGGAAATATAAATCAGTTGCCGAGGATAATGATAACATTATCTACTTGACGGTTGATGAGCATGCAAAATTCGATTATCTGTTAGATACGATGGATTTCAGCCGGCTCTTGGACGAGTTTGGCAACGTATGGCTGTTGGCAGCCAGACGGATGAGGGATCTCGCACCTAAAGTCGAGGAGGATGGTAAATTAAAAACCAGATTATTATCATGGATAGAAGAAAACAAAGATTACTTTTAGACCTAGGATATAAGGCTATAAGTGACACAGTATATAGTTATGGGACGATCATAGAAGTCATAAGCGATCAAGAATTGTTTGATGAGATGAAAGTTCGTTTATCCGAGAGGCACAATGTGGCTATTGCGGATGATGGAGAGATAGGATGTTCGGCTTTAGGCAAGATTTTAGGCAAGATAAAGGACGAGAATGCGTCGTCATATTATTGGCGATCATCATTACCAGTATTAAGATCATATCATACAGATCCTAAATTTACCGCTTTCTTTGGCATATTAGACGTTTTATCAACGGTCCCGAAGAAAGATATGGTCGAGGAGGAAAAGCCTGTTGAAGAGCCTAAAAACGAGCCTAATGAGGAGATGGAGGTTGAGTATGATCTGGAGACAGAGCAACAGTATTATGCCGCTGAATGGATAAAGGATATCCCGACACCTGTGTTATATAGAATGACTGTCGCCGGCAAACGTGTGTATTATGAGATGGATGTTGATGGGTATCCTATCATATACGATGGAGCCACTAACAATATCGCCAATGGGTATTGTGATACGTCCGGAGCCTTGGAGAAGTGGAAGAATGAGATGAGGCTCAAGGGTAAGGATCCTGATGAGTACGCTAACTACAGGGCTGATCTGGGTACTATCATGCATTATCTATTTGGGTTGTATCTGACCGGGGTTAACATAAAGCTGATCCCGACATGGATCAGGAAGGTGGTCAAGGAAGCCAAGCTAAGAATAGACAAGTATAGGATGGAGCGGATATTAGTGGATAACATTGATGAACTGATAGAGGATCTGATATCATTTGCCATATTCTGCAAGGAAAGACATGTAAAACCTGTATTGATCGAAAAGATGTTGAGGTCAAGGAGATTGAAAGTAGCTTCTTCGGTGGACGCAGTGGTGGAGATGGATGGCGAGCCGGAGATGGTGGAGATAGAGGTCGAGACAGGAGAGTTCTATAAGACGGGAGCCAAGAAAGGTCAGCCTAAGACGGAGAAAAAGAAGATAAAGAGATGCAGGAGGATATTCGCTATATTGGACTTCAAATCAAACAGGAAAGGCAATTTCTATGACGAGTATGCTTTCCAACTTGAGTTATATAGAAGAATGATATTAGAGAACTATGGAAAGATATTGGAGATAGAGGAGATATATAACTTCGCTCCGGGTGATCCTACCGCAAAGACCAGCCAATATAAGTTGAAGAGACAGACTGACAACCCTATATTGAATATGGCTACCGTAGTATATCTTCAAGGAAAGTATAAGTTCGAGAAAACTAATTATACGGTTACATCAAGAATCGGATCCTTAGATATAGAAGGCGAGTTTGATGTTAATAAGTTGGTAAGGAAAGAGCCGCTGAGGGACTATATATATAGAGTCATGAATGAGAGGAGAGGGTGATGGAATTTAGGGAGTTCAATAAGAGCGTTCATCGGTATGAGCTGGATCATAGCAAACCAAGGAGGAAGCTGACGTGCCCGCAATGCGGCAAGGATAAGTGTTTTACGCCGTACGTGGACGTAACCACCGGTCAGATCGTTGGAGAGCAGTTTGGGGTGTGTGATCATAAAAATAAATGTGGTTACTTTAAATATCCAACAGGGAGCGAACTTGGGAACAATGATCTTTTTACCGATTCAAACAAAGTATTAAGGAGGTACAGACCTCCTATGGATCCGGATATAGCCAACTGCATTCCGGTAAGCAAGATGTTTGAGACGCTTAATCCTTTCGAGACATCCGATCTTCAGGATTATCTATCCAATATCTTCGGATCGTATCATACCAATAGGGCTTTTAGCTTGTATAAGGTGGGGATGATGAGATTCGGGGACTGGGGTAAGTGCTGTGTGTTCTGGCAACTGGATAAGAATTGGGTAGTGCGGACCGGGAAGATAATGGACTACGGGCCTGACGGGAAGAGGGTAAAGGTTCCCATGGATCATGTATGTTGGGTGCATATACTGGACGGTCAAGATTACCTGCTTAGGCAATGCCTGTTCGGGGAGTTTCTTATCAACTTCTATCCCAATGACGCTCCGGTGTATATAGTAGAGTCAGAGAAGACGGCTGTTATCTGTAACATCGTGTACCCTAGTAGGTTGTTTATGGCCTGTGGCGGTATCCATATGCTGAAAAGGGAGATGATAGAGACATTGGGTAGGAGGCGGATAGTCCTGTACCCGGATAAGGGCGACGCTTTCAACGAATGGAGAAAGAAGGTAGACAAGGATATGAGGGGGATGAATATAGAGATAAGTAATTTTCTAGAATCAAAACCCAATATAAATGAGGGAATGGATATAGCGGATTATTTTATTATTAAACAAATTTACAATGGCAAAGGTAGTTGACAATTACAAGAAATTCAAGGTGCTTGAAATAACAAGACAGGAGATGATGGATAAGCTCACCAGATATGGGTGCTTAGGTATTTGCGATATGTGTAACAGACCTACATCCGTGGGCTATTATGTAGCAGTAATCAATCAATGGATGTGCGAGGACTGTTATAATGATTTCATCAAATCAGTTGACAGGTATGAGGAGGATATGAGAATAGAGAACAGGAATTTTAATAGATTCTGTGATCTATTTAATGTCAAAATACAAGAAAAGGCATGAGAGAGCTATCTTTAGCCCAGAAAGCTATGTTAAACGGATCCGTATGCCCGTATTGCAAGGCCCCATCCACTATGATAAATACGGTGGAGGGAAAGCAAGTTGGGTGCGAGAAGTGTGGGGCTTGGATGAGATCCGATTCTACGGGTAAACCTGTAGGTAGGTTAGCCAAGCCGGATCTCCTTAGGTCTATGGATATGGTAATGACCGAGATCAACGTATTCTTAATAAAAACAGGACAGGATAGACATGATCTTTACAAAGAACTATCCGGTGAGCTTATGATACCGGAGGAGCATATATCCCCTTACAAGATGTCTTTGCCATCATTACTTAAAATCATGAGACATATCAAGACATATAGTGATAATCGGATACAGATATATGATGGAGGGAGGGGGAATAACTGCCCTAGGCATAAGGCGATAGCGATAGGCGGTAGCGCATGCCACGGATGTCCGGAGCATCTATTCCATGTAGTGGATAAGGTAACTGACTTGGTGGTGTGTGACGCTGACATGAGTTACGGTGATTACAAAAAATAATTATTAATAAAAATTGACAGAACATGAAAGTAATTTTCATTCACAAACAGACAGGGTTTTATGTAGGAGGATCAGTGTTTAACAAGACATGTGGTTTTTACAAATGCAGAGATAAGATGATAGAAAAAGGCATAAGCGAGGATAAGGCCAACATGCTTATTGATATAATAGGTCCGCACTTATGTGTGTGGGAAATAAAAGATGGGGATGATCCTTACGAGAGCATGAGAAGCAGACTCGGGGATAAAGCCTCGTATCTGGATGGAGAGGATATTATCGTAGAAAATTATGATTATGATGAGGAGGACGAAGAGGATGGGGAGATCGACTGAATACTATAGGACACATCCGGAGGCCAGAAAGAAGAAGGCTGAGACGGACAAGAGGATCAACGCCAGACCTGAGCAAAAAGCCAAGAGACGGGAGTTGGGTCGTAAGAATTACAAGACCGATAAGCTGAAGGGTAAGGCTTATCGGAAAGGGAAGGACCTATGCCATACGGCTAAGGGGTTAAGATATAAATCAAGATCAGCTAACAGAGGATCTAAAACCGATACGGCTGGCGATAAAAACGCAAGAGGATGAGTGAGGATAGGATATGGAGGTCATCCAAGGAGATCATCATGGATGCCTATGAGAGAATAAGAAAGTATCAGTCGGAGGAACTTCTCCCGGCTCATACCGGATATCCTTATCTGGACAAGGCTTTGCTGGGGGGATTTTACCCCCAGCATGCGGTAGCCATAGGAGCTAGGCCCGGAGTCGGCAAGTCTTATTTGGCGCAGAAGATCATGAGCAATGTGATGAATGTCAATATCAATCCACAGGCAGATGATTATGTATGGTTAAGATGTGAGTTTGAGATGAACCCAGAAGATTTGATATTACGTTCACTATCAAAAAAAATGGGGAAAGACATACAAGATATACTCCTTAACGAGATGTCAGAAGATGAGGTAAAAGAAATGCAGAGATGCCTCAAGGAAGAGAACTCTAGCAGAATAACATACATCCCTAAACCATCAACCGTAGATGAGCTTCAAAACTTTCTATGGAATGAGTATATGCCAATAAACAAGGATAAGAAAATGGTATTCGTGTCTATAGATCATACGGCTCTAGTACAAGGTTCAGGAGACGCCAAAAGAAATATCGACTCGTTGATAACCATGTGTAATATCGCTAAAAGAACTTTTCCTAATATTTTCTTTCTTATAATATCCCAACTCAATCGTGATATCGAAGGACGGCGGGATCCAAAGGATCATATGCCAAAGCAATCTGATTTTTATCAATCAGATACATTGGGACAGTTATGTACGGCTATGGTAGCGTTAAATATACCGAAAAGATACGGGTACTCCTCATACATGCAATTTCCGCAAGGATGGTATCCTAATCTGGAACGTTTCAAGAGCGAGTCAAGACGATCCTTCCGTGTGGATGGATTATTGTTCCATCATATCGTAAAGGTCCGTCAAAGATCATTGGAGGAGATTGACGCTATACATGTAGATATCATGAAAGGATATGAGCGATATTATCCTGATGGAGGGGTGGTGCGCCAAGAAAGACCGGGAGGCTCGGACGCCCCTGTAGGCAGCGGCAAGCCGGACACGACTGTGGTGACGCTGCCGCCCCCGCCTCCCAGTATCCCGTTGGAGCAACAATATATACCGCCTAGTGATGATTTCAATATAGTACATGACGAAACACCTTATTGACATGAGATTGAGACATAATTACCTGCTTGTAGTGATAAAGGTGCTGGAAATGTTCTTGAAGACCGTATTGTCGGTTGAGGATAAGATGGGGATAAAGGAAATTATATCCTCGTTGAAGGAAATGGCTAAATACAGCATCAGATATATCATAAATCGGGAACGGGAAAAGGAGATCATGAGTATCTGTGATGAGGTATCCAATAAAGTACAGGAGTATAAAAGGATAAATGACAACTCAATGATATTGGAATTGGAGAACCTAAAAAGGGAAGTTGTGGCGGTGGAGGATCTTCTTAGCTCATACAAGGGGGTTCTTGACGCCGAACTGGTGATAGCCGAGGATGATATCAGAATCATACGGGACAAGATCGCTATAAGCCTGAGGGAGGACGGAACATGTAAGAGCATGACTGATGCTGATAAAAGGGCTAGGGTGGACGTAAGATACGAGAGGGCGTTAGAGGATTATCGAATCCTTCTAAGATGTGCCAATACGGTTAGGGCTAAGATGTCGGTTGTAGGGCATCTTAACCAATCTATAAATCAATCTATATCAGTTGGTAGAGTTGGTATGGCTAATGAATCTTATACAGTAAAACAGTATGAAAAAGGGAAAGAGATTATCGAAAGCAGACGCCCTTAGGGTGTTGAGAAGAGCTTACGATCTAATAAAGAATGATAATTATACATTTATGTGCAGAGCAATAGAAAAGGCAGCGGTTGAATTATCACTTGCTGAAAGATCATGTGTGGCGTGTTATCTTATACCAGAACTGAAGATGTTCAAACCTGTAAACAGAAAAAATGGAGATTTTTGGTTTCATTCATCAAAGAAAAACATAAGGTTACATATAATAGATACGCTAATAGATATATATAACGGAAATGATCATCCAGATATAGTCGAGAGGGTAGCCAGAAAGATCAGGTCAATATTTTAACTCATTAGCTTATGTATATAAATTTTGAACAGATGATGACATCAGGATTAACGATGTCTGATGTCGGGTATCTTTTGATGATCCGGCAGAAAGAGGAGATGGCTAGCGTCATTCCAAAGGAGAAAATAGATAGTTATAAAGCATCTGGTTATATCGAGCTTCAGAAGAATGGGAAGTGGAAGATAACGCCAAGGGGAGGGTCGCTGCTGATGCTGATAGAGACGCCCGGCCTGACCCCGGAGGTCGAGGGGATCCGGGACCGTATCGTTGGGGTATATAACGATATGGGGAAGGATACAGGGGCTATTAAGGAGGTAGAGAAACGGCTCGTATGGTTCGTGGCTAATACCAACTTCAAGGAAGAACCTATAGTAAGAGCCGTAATATCCCACATAGATCTTAAACGTGAATATACGATGAGATTGGATAACTTGATCTGGAAACCATCAAATGTGTATAGCGTGCATATGAGTTTGTCGGAATCAACGTTATTCGATACGATCATAAAAATGTATGGCATGACGTCTGACTTGTATCTTAGGGAGAACAAGAACAAGGAGCTGGCATGGTTGTTCGCCATAAGCCGGCTTCCGGATCCCCCAAAGAGAATGGATAAGGAATACGCTATCACAGGCGATGTTAAGATGGATATCGAAAGGATATCAGATATAAAAAAAGAATTAGGTAGAAGATTAAAAATGTCGATTTAGATTATGGAAAAGGATAAATTATTGAGAATGATAAAAGAGGTGATATTCGAAAAGGTAGGTGAATTTAATGGGCTTAATCATCCTGAATCGATAACCAATAATGATGAGCTGGGCGCGGATATGGCCTTGGATTCCCTTGATTTCGTGGAAGTCGTAATGGAAATGGAGAAGAGAACTGGTAGATATATACCTGATGAAGTGCTTGATGTCAAGCCTTATCGCGAATTGACGGTAGGAGAGCTTACAAATATGTTGTACGATTATTTAAAGGATTATGAAAAGAGATGAGTTATTGGAGATAGTGAGGGAAGAGATATTCGAGAAAATGCATGAGTTCAATTACATTAATAATATAGAGGTAATTGACGATGTAAGAGAAGACAGTAATTTGTCATCCGATCTAGCTATGGATCCATTTGATTTATTAGAGGTATTGATAGGGATTGAAGAAAAGATGGATATAAGGATACCGGATGATGTCTTTGGCGATAAATCTGTCGATGAACTAACTGTAGGGATTTTTGTGGATATGTTGTACGATTGGCTTGAGAGTAAGTAATGGACTTCGGATATGATGATTGGGAAGAGGGGCTAGAGACCCCTCTTGTCGATGATTGCGATGACGATAATAATGAGGAGGAAGAATATGATTTCAGTTAAGGAGTTAAGAATAGGCAATATTGTGAAAGATAAGGATGGTAATATATGGAGGATAGGATGTATTACCGGTATGCATAAGGACAAAGGGAGTTTGATTCTCGAACGCAGAATTGATAATGGCACAATAAAGTGGTATACTTCCGAATGTGATGTTTATCCAATAAGCTTGAATGAGAGGATATTGGATTGGATTGGATTTAACGATTATGATAATCATGATTACCGCAATAAAGGAGATATAACAATAACAAAAGATTACGTTTTAAGTATCACGCGTTTATGGGGTAACACAGTTGTTAAAATGGATATCAAAGGATTCCATCACCTTCAAAATATAGCATATGATTTATACGAAACATCACTTGATTTAAATATATTCGATGATGACTATCCCGGAGACACATCTCTTGTGTAAGATAATAAATGGGGAGAAGGTTCTCGCCGCTTCTTACTCGCAGATAGACACGTTTGTCCAATGTCCATATAAGTGGTATAAGACTTACGTGGAGGGTCACAGATCCACGGAGAAGCACGAGGCTACGTCATATGGTACGGTTATCCACCAGACAATGGAGTATTTCTTCAAGAACGGATGTAGACCTTCTTATGAGGATATGAGTAAGGCTTTCAATTACTATGCGGATATAGAGAAGATTCCTTTTGATAGCGTAAAATCCCAGATCGAGTCTATGCAACATGCGGCTAGGCTAATAAGATGGATTGTGGGGTTGTTTGAGAAGGATGCTGCTGGCAATTATAAGAAGGCATGGTCTGATCTTACGCCAATGGAGAAGGTGGTCCGGGGGTCGAGACCGGCCGGCGTGGAGGAGGGCTTCGTCCTGCCTTATAAGCTACCCAAGCCACTTACCTTGGATGGCGTGACGTACGATAAGGTACATATCATAGGATCGGTGGACTGGCGTGGAGAGTATAAGACAAAAGACAGGATAGCTATGTATACGATAGACTGGAAGTCCGGGAGAAAATTATTCGATGAGGATAAGCTGCTTCACAATCTCCAGCATCCGATATACGCCTTCTACATACTGAGAAAGTACAAGGTATTACCGGATATGTGCAGCTATTTCTTTACCCGCATGCTGGACAATCAGAACGTGAAGGTAGATAAGGAGAAAGTAGAGAGATCGGTCAAGGAACTTAACGATATTCTCCTTGACATGTATGATTTCGAGACAAATAAAATAGATAGCTATCAAGCTCACGTTTGGGACGACGCCAAACAGGGGTATAAGTACGAGAAGCGCTACCTCATGGGACGCCAGCCGGCCTGCCTTGAACCCCGCCCCAAGCCCTTGTGTTTTTGGTGCGATTTCTCGATCCACAAACAAGGGACATGCAGGTACTCATCGGATTGGGATGAGTCAAAAAGAAAGAATAAAAAAGATTAACTTTATTAAAAAGCCTAGGTAGATATCTAGGCTTTAATTATATTTGTATCACTAAAAGAGCTAATTATGTACAAAAGTGAAAAAGAAAAACAGATATTAGATCTTCTGATGTCTAGAAAGGATATCAGGAAATTGGTAGAGAAATCAAATGAATGTTACTTTAAGATGGATTTCGTTGGAGCCATGAGATACCGGCAAGAGATAAAGGATATCGTAGATCGAGAATCTAAAATCATGTTGACAAAAAGTGAGTCTTTGATAGGCTTGATGAATAATGCTGATAATGAATATAAATTCAATATGCTGGTATGGCTACATTCCATGATGTGTATGGCGGATGTATTTAACGGGATATTGGAGGATTTTAAGGATGGGGTAAGGAAAGCCAATGGCAACTCCAAGTTCGTTAAGTTCGATAATCTGGATCGGTTAATGGCAGAATGTAAAAAGGAGATTGATTACCTGATGAAAGGCACAAGTAAATCGTTCCAAATATCTTTCGCCGTAAGAAGCGATGAGCTAAGGGAGATGATAGAGAATATGGTTGGAGACAATATCCGGGAAGGGTATGACATATTCAAGGAAGAGGCTGAGATGGTGAATGAGACAGATAGGAGCAAGATAGAGGAATTTAATAAGAAGCTGGATTATGATTAAATGTAATATAAAGATAGGCGACATAGTCCATACCCAGATAGGAACAGGAGAGGTGGTAGCCGTAAGCAAGACCAAGGAAACTTTGATGGTGAAAATGGACGATGACCGGGAGTGTGCGATAAGATTAGAGTACGTAAAAGACGTTTTTGATAACTACAGATCCAAATGATATACAAGTTAAGACCATATCAAGAGGAGTGTGTTAAAAGTATCTCCGATTACATAAACTCTGATAGGAGCGATCCGGTATTAATCGTAGGGTCGGTAGGTTGCGGTAAGTCACTGCTGATAGCAGAGGCGGCTAGATTGATGGGAGATAAGACGCTGATTTTACAACCATCAAAAGAATTGCTGCAACAGAACCACGACAAGATAACGTCGTATGGCATACCGGCTACCATCTACTCCGCTTCCTGTGGTAAGAAAGAGCTGTCTAACATGATATACGCCACGTTAGGGTCTATCAAGAAGGTTGTTGATAAGCTTAAGGAGATGGGGATCAGAAATGTATTGATAGATGAGGCTCATGCTGGTTATAGCCCGGAGGATGGTAGCGAGTTTATGACATTCATGAATGAACTGAAACCGAAAAAGGTGATAGGGTTTACCGCTACACCATGCAGGCTTAAAACGATGTCGATAGGGCAGGTGTCATATTCCCAGCTTAATTTCATCACTCGTATGAGACCGGTATATTTCAGGAACCTGATTCACGTGATACAGGTAGAGGAGATGATAAGGCAAGGATTTTGGACACCTCTTAAGTACGAGACATGGGATTTCAATGGAGATGCCCTTAAACTTAATTCTAACGGCTCCGAATATACGGCTGGGTCTATTAGTGAAGCGGTGAGAAAAAATGGCTTAAACAATCTTATTTTACGTCGGTTGATGGTATTAAAAGACGTATGCAGATCTATACTGGTATTTATGGATTCTGTTGAGAGCTGTAATACTGCCGCCGAATGGATGAACGCCAAGATATGCGCTGGCATGGCGGAGGTAGTTCACGGAGGCACGCCAAAGAAGCAGCGGGAGGCTATAGTCGAGAGATTCAAGTCAGGTGGGACGAGGGTAGTGTTCAACTATTCCGCCCTCGGTACGGGATTCGATCATCCGGGTCTGGATTGCGTGATAGTAGGGAGACCGACATTCTCATTCTCATCGTTTTATCAGTGGCTTGGAAGGGCAGTCCGTATAAAAGACGGAAAGGATAGTGCTTTGGTCGTTGATTGTTGTAACAACTCGTCAAGGTTCGGTGATATAAGGAAACTTAGTATAGAGAACTACAAAGGATATGGATGGGGGATGTTTATCGGCGATAAGCTAATAACTAATATCCCGATGGGGGATAAGGTAACGAAAACAGATCTGGATATCAAAGCAGCCAAGAAAGATCGTAGGAGGGGGCTGGCGCAGGGCGTAACCGCCGCCCCTGTTCCCGGGAGACCGGATCATCCCCTTGGCTCTACGGTAATGACATTCGGGAAATATTGTGGGTGGATGTTGCATTCGATCCCAGTATCGTACTTCAAATTCATAAACGAGACATTTGACTGGGATAATGATAGGAACAAGGATATAAAAGAATACATAGATTTTTTAATCAAAAACAATAGATTATGACAGGATGTATATATCATGAGGCTGATCTTGACGGAGTAATGTCAGCGGCTATAGTAAAAAAGTATTTCAAAGGGGACATTGATCTTCTTCCTTACAATTACGGCAAGGAAATACCTGACGTGAATAAATATGATAAGGTGTTTGCAGTTGACGTGTCATTTGGAAACAGAACAAGATTCCTTTTCGATGAGTGGAAAGAGAAAGGTATAGATGTCGTATGGATAGACCATCATAAGACCGCCATAGACGATATGAGGGATTACGAGGTAAAGGACAAGAGACGTATCGGAACGGCGGCTTGTGAGCTTACGTGGGAATATCTTTTCGATGATATCGAAACCCCTGACGTGGTAAAATTATTGAGCGCTTATGATGTATGGGATCATGATCGCTTCGAATGGAGTGATGTCATGGCGTTCCAATACGGGATGAGAGGATATTGTGGTCTTGACGTGGATATGGCGGCAAGGGCCATGGATGGCGATCATGACTTCATATATGACATGATAAGGAACGGGGAGGCGATACTGGAGTATATCGTCGAGAAAAACAGGGGCGAGATAAATATATTCTCATTCGAGGCTGATGTATTTGGGTACAAGGCTATATGTATGAATACCACGGAGTTTAACTCTACTACATTTGAATCTATGTATAACCCTAAAAGACATGATCTGATGATGCCATTTTGCTGGAACGGAAGATTCTTTAGATGCTCGTTCTATACCACCAAAGAGGAGGTGGATGTCTCGGCGCTGGCACGCAAGGCCTATCCCGGTGGAGGCGGTCATAAGGCGGCTGCCGGCTTCCAACTTAGCGTGGAGGATATGATGGGATTCTTGAAAGAGAGGAGGATGTGATATGGTAGGATTGATATCTATTATTATAATAATAGTAATCTCCTTTGTCATGATGATGGAGGGATGGGAAAAATATGATTCACAAAAGTTTTACACAGGGCTGCTTGTGATAGGTATAAGTATCATAATGATATTTCCAGTAATGCAATATAATATGGAGAATATGAAAAACGTATGCAAATTCAAGAAACTTAACGAAATGAAGCTAGACGATTACGGCTTCGGTTTATTCGAGTACAATGGCGTTCTTTATTTCAAGGAGGCAGAGGGTGAGAGATGCTTTGATGTAAGAAGCGGGAACGAGGTTATTATCGGGAAAGATAAAATTGTAACGGCCTTGGAGGATTGATCATGAGAAAACTTGACGACACCAACAGGACAAGAAAGAAAAACGTACGGCACTCGTGGGTAAAGGCGGGGCCGGGGATCCAACGCTGCGCTATTTGCGGAATTACGAAGCAAAGCGAGTGGAGAGACGGGAAGACCTCGCATTGCGTATATCTATCATCTGGTGAGCTTTATTCTATGACAGGAGAGACACCGGAATGCAGGGATCTTAGTGAATTTTATTAATAAAACAAAAAGGAGTTTGAAATGAAAGAGGAATTTAGCAAATACGACAAGGTTGTTTATGATGGTGAGGTATTTGAGGTACTTGAAACCGCCGACAATACGGGGATAATGAAAATAGAACCGTTATTTGATGAGACATATAAATTTATTTGGGTTGATGAGGAGATGGTTGTCTCGTTAAGCAGGGCTATCAAGTTAAGGCTTATTGATGATGAGACGGCAGATGAGGTGATGAATTTCGGGAAGCCAAAAATAGGAGACGCGGTGGTGGAAAGCGGACCGTTTGTAGGGAAAGACGGCAGCGGCAAGGACGACCGGGCCGACGGCAAGCTTCGGTGGGATCTCCTTCCTTTGGCTGAGATAGAGGATATCGTGAGGGTATATACGGAGGGGGCTAAGAAATACGCCGACAATTCATGGCAGAATATACCTGATGGATTTGAGAGATATAGAGCGGCTTTACTTCGCCATATGACGGCGTACATGAAAGGCGAGAGATATGATAAGGAGACAGGGCTGATGCATTTGGCACAAATTTGTTGGAACGCCATAGCGTTATTATATTACGATAAACATAACAAAGGGTTAATAGAATGGAAGGATCAGGAGAAATAATAGTAGACGAGAAATTAAAAGCTATTGACAAAAGGACTGGTAGGTACATTAATGTGATCGCACGTACTATTGACAATGGTACTTCATTCCCGATAGTTAAGTACCTTGATAAGAATCGTAAGGAGCTGAATTATGATTGTGTAAGGCATCTTAATTTTGATATAGACATAGATTGGGAGTTGAGAAGATATCAGATCGTAAAAGATTTATTGTCCAACGATTTCGATGGGAGGAGGTTGAGTGTAGATGAGGTAGATAACGCTATATTTACAGCGGATTTAATTATTAACAAATTAAAAACTATTTAAAAATGGTAAGAATTGATTTTTTCACGAAGAAAGACGCTGAGTACAGCGATTACATGCGATATATTATCGCCAACACGTTACAGGAGTATGAGGGTGAGGTCACGTTAAACCAGATCCCGGAGAACAAAGCCACGGATGAGGAGATATCCAAGTACGGTATAGAGGTATATCCTACTATTATCGTCAGTGGAGATAATATGGATGGCTTTAATAAACTTAAGGGGATGTGCAGAAAGGCTGATCTTATTAACGTCATGTCATTATACGACAAGAAATAGGCTTATGACGATAAGGGATAAATATTTTGGCTGGAAAGATATATTCTTTGACAGGTTCGTGCATTGTTGTAATGAAAAAAGCGGTCAACCACAAGGGAGTAATATACCTCTAGCCAAAATAAACTTCGACAACAAGACGGGATATGTGGAGGACGGGACTATTAATATAGCCGAGCTTCTTCAATATCTTTGGATAAATAATAAGGTCTATAGGTGTGAATATGCGCCCATAGATATATCTTCCGCCTTGCAAACATTGATCAGATTGACCGAGAACGCTAAACATATGTTTGAGGATCAACCGGGTGTATATGACATGATCCCATATAGAGGGTTTTTCCTTAGAGATGACTTTTCATCCGGGAAAGATTATTCACTTGATTTGGATAAAATAGTGAGCGGGATGGGAGGATGGTATGGGGAGGATGAGGATCCATGCTACTCGATGTTCGTCAGCCAAGATCAGATATGGAACTTGAACCCGATATTAAAGGTATTAGCTGATGAGGGATCTATTCTAGCCAAGGAACTTGGGTATGATATGAACTCATATGTCAGCGATAATGGATACACGATATACAACCCATATCTGTCATGGATCAATCATTACTATCATTATTGCCCGACATTTAATGAGGATAAATTAAAGCCTTGGGATAGGGTAGAGGATAGAAAGAATAAGTTCAAGATGACGGATAAGGTCAAGAGAGGTGCCAATAACTGGTACTATTCAGGCGGGACTATATCTTGCGTGGATAGCTTCTTAGGGAAGAAATACAGGAAGAATCTCCGGACTTTCATATATCGTGGAATAGTGTTCTTTCTGGATCGGATATGGCATACGCCTTTATTTGATAGGATGGGCGTGAAAATGAAGTACAACGCTTATTATTGCTATGCCGCTACCTCCGGGATATGGTATGATAAGGGATTCAAAAGAAGACTAGCCAAGAGGTTTAACAGGTCGTTGAGCGGCGGCGGGGAGCTGTTCGGGGCTAACCTAGCCTGCATGGTATGTGACCGTAGGGATATCGATTGGGAGGCGCTTCGTTTTTGGCTTGAAAAATACGATGATCCTACTGATAAGGGTATGGTGAATAGTCCTATCCAATTTATGTATTTATATTTATATTACACTTTTAACAAATAACTTGAAATGAAGAAGATAAATGACTGGGTTATAAAAACATTTGGGTTGAGAGGTTCATGGAGCTGGGCTAAGAAACAGATGTTAAATGGAGCGATCATTAAACGTAAAGCTACTACAGGGACATACAAAATAGCTATTGATAATGACAAGAATAGGTTACTTGTAGCCACATGGGGTCATCTAGATCAAAACCCTGTATGGGAAAGGTGTCCGCATAGTTTATTAGATGAAGATGCGGTTGATTATTTTGTTACAGCTCATAAGGAATTATCATATGGAGGTATAAAGATCAGAATGAAAGATGAATTTAACTATAATGATAAAATATCGAAAGCATGAAAAAGATTATCGATAAAGACGTAGAGGCTCTTAAAGCCGGAAAGAAGGTGACAAAAGGTTTTATCCATATGCAATTGGATGATAAGGGAAAATTGAACTTGTGGAGTGATATCAATATAACTGACAATGGTGATTATATATAACTTTACACCGGGTTTATATAGTTACGATTAACAAACGATACCGGATGTACGCCGGGAATTAAAGCACGTGAAGAGACCTCTTTAGAATCAGTTTCGTGTAAGCGGATTCAACAATGTCCCTATGAAGCGTGAAAATATGCTTTTGGTGTAGAAAAGTATATAAGTACCTAACATTATAATATAATTTAAAAGATGGCAAAGAAACAGTTAAAGATCCCGTTTAAGGACGGGAGACCATGTAAATGGGTTAAGGATGTTCATGATGAGGAACGTGATAATTATGAGTTTGATGAATGCCTTGAGATATACGGGTTCGTCCGTGGACGCTCTTCGGCTGTAATGATATTAAGACCGGCGAATGATCATGGAAAGGATTTCGATTATGCCAGTAGCGCCTATTACCAAGTATTCTTGACAGACAGTAAGGAAGTAATACAGAATATGATGCATGGAATCATATATGGTAAATGGACTTTTGTTAAGAGAGGCGAAAATTTTGGTATAAAATTGGTTAAGGTCTTACCTAAGATACATAAAATATCCCTTGATATGATCGCAAAGGATATTTTTAGGTCTGAGAATAAATGAACAATATGAAAGTATTATCATTATTTGATGGGATATCATGTGGGTATTTAGCATTACAAAGAGCCGGTATACCTATAGAGACTTACTACGCCTCGGAGATAGACAAGACATGTATAAAGGTAAGTCAAAAACATTTTCCTAATATTATTCAATTAGGGGATGTTAATAACTGGAGAACATGGGATATCCCTTGGAAAGACATAGATCTGGTCATGGGAGGGTTCTGTTGCCAGAGCTTCTCTAGCTCAGGTAAGGGTAAGGGATTCATGGACGCTCGTGGAAGGCTTTTCTTTTGCTTCTCGGACATCGTAAAGCATTTAAGGAAGGAGACCAAAGGTAAGGTCCTGTTCTTGGGCGAGAACGTCCGGATGCGGGATGAGCATCGCTGGGTGATAACGGAAGAGCTGGGCGTGGAGCCGGTGGAGATCGATAGCGCCTTGGTCTCGGCACAGACCCGGCATCGTCTTTATTGGTGCAATTGGTCGGTAGAAATGCCGAAAGACAAGCATATATCATTGGATGATATTTTAGAGCATGACAAGGGATGGAATCCGGGAGCCATAAGAGGAAGATATATAGGAGTCATTGTCGGTAGAAGGATAGGAGAGGACGGGCATCGAAAGGATTATGACAAGAACGTGAAAATAACGCAATGTTTGGAGGTAAGAAGGGATAAAAGTACTGTTTCTATTAAGAAAAGTAATTGCCTGACAACAGTCATGAAAGATAACGTGATATCATCATTACCGCCCGGAAGATATCTGAACGCCTTTGACCTGAAAGATAAGTTCAGATACCTGACTCCTGTGGAGATATGTAGGCTACAGACATTGCCGGATGATTACCTTGATGGGATAGCCCCGAATACGGCCATGTCTTTAGCTGGAAACGGATGGACAGTGGATGTGATAGCCCATTTGCTAAGAAGCATAGAGCGTAAGCAGATGAATGATATTGTAAAGGAGTTTCGCAAGATCACTGATGAGCTTATGTTCGGATCATCAGAAACGGGTACTAATGTGACATGTGATAAACATGAGCAAAATGAAGCCATACGGAAGAGTCAAAACAGTTAAGGGGTCTTCATGGAAAAAGGATATACATCCACCAAAAGGACACAAGAATTGGTGGGAGGATATATGTGATCCTATATCTAGAAGTATTATGAAATTAAATTTCAAAAAGGAAATAAACAATCAAATTTGGTATGAGCAAAAGCAGGGAAATGATTAAACAGGAATTAAATTTATCAGATCAAGAATATAACTTTCTTGAAAAATATCAATCTATGAAATTATCACAGAGGTTTGGTAATGTTTTCGATAGATTAAAAAATGATAAGTCTAAAGCAATTTACACTCATGATGGGTCAATACAGTTGTTTTATATACAAGGTAAAAGAGTAGATAAAGAAGAATGGGATAAACTTCATAGATCATGATAATTACTAAAAAATGGTCAATGCCAAATAAAGAGACATTCAGCATAAGACCGATAAGGGAACTTATAGATAAATATCGAGAAGAGGGGATGGTTATAGTGGATCCATTCGCCAGAAACAGCGATATAGGGACGATCACCAACGATCTTGATCCTGATACTAAGGCTATGTATCATAAAGACGCCACGGACTTCCTGAGTGATCTTGGCGATAATATAGCTGATATGGTATTATATGATCCACCATATTCCGCGAGACAGGTGTCCGAGTCATATAAAAGGCTTGGAGAATCTGTTAATATGCAAACAACGCAATCTAGTTATTGGGCTAGACAGAAGAAGGAGATAGCTAGGATCACCAAGAAAGGCGGGGTGGTCATTACCTGCGCGTGGAACTCCGGCGGTATAGGGACCGGGCTTGGTTTCGAGCAGCAGGAGATTCTTCTTGTGGCTCATGGGGGATGGCATAATGATACGATCGTTACTGTAGAGAAAAAGATCAAGGGTTAGATGAAAGAAAGGATATTCACCACAAAAGAACAGGGGAGGGTGCTGGTCGAGGCCGGCCTCCCTATCTCCACCGCCAGCGGTTTCAGAGACAAGTATCTGGATCAATTACATTCTATGAAGGATGACGCTGGTCGTATAGGACTGATCGAGACCGTTACCCCGGATATATCCAACCCTGTTTGGGATGTAGGGACGTTACTGAATTTACTCCCATACGAGATAGAGGGTTGTACATTAGAATGTTATAAGCTAGAACATGCATGGTCTGTAACGTATAGAGATATAGATGAGATTCCTATGTATTGGAGTAGCGAGAAACTTCTTGTAGACACATTGTTTTCGATGATGATGGAATTACTTAAACATAAGATTATATGAGCATAAAGCAAATAACAAAATTAAGGTACAAAACGAAAGATAAGCCTCCTATAGAAGGGGTTCCTCTTTTAGGATACAACAAAAAATATAGCTGTCCGTGGGAAGTAATGTACAGGAGAGGGGATAAGTACTACACCTGCATGAAGTATGATGCTGAATTTGAGACATATCCACCGGAAGAATATGAATATTTATATCCATGAAAATATGAAACAAGTAACAAGAATAAGATACAAAACAGAGGATAATCCGCCTATGGCTAATGTCCCTCTTATAGGATACAACAAAAAATATGACTGTTGGGTAGCGTTAGTATACAGAAAAGGGGATAACTATTACACCAATATGGAGTGCGATGTTGAATATAAGACATCTCCTCCAGATGAGTACGAATACGTATATCCGTGAGAACTAGAAGGGATATATTTATATTTAAGCATGATTAATATTATTTTTATATTATTCATGCTTTTATTTTTGTTTAAATCTTACTTTTGTATCAACATTAAAAACCAGATTATTATGGATGGAGACAAACAAAAAGTCAATGAACTTACGATGAGGACGCTGGGTTCTCATTATGGCGGATATGCCTATGTAAAGGTAAAAAATCGTCAAGCTGATGTAAAGATAGATTGGAAGTTGTTGAGAGCTATAGAAGAAGGAGAGGTGGAGATAGACAACGAAAAATACCATCTATCCGGGATAGAGTATGTAGCTAAAAGATATCAGGACATGTTTTACGCTGGTCGTGATATTTATTATTTCAAAGGCATAGGAGGGCATGGGATGACCGATCTTCTTAGAAACGCTATAGATGATTTACTAGACACCATAAGTAGTAGAGAGGCTTATCGTAGTGCAGAGCATAGAATGTACGCCCAAATGAATCAACTTACTGAAGCGGGAGCCATGATCGGCTTGGCTATAGAATTACTAACATCTAATATCCGTCATAGTTATGGAGAAATTAATTTTGAACGATATCCAAGACCTGTGGAGGTGGAGGGAGAAGATAAACATTGATGACTTCAAAGAGGATCCTATGGCTGAGGATATGCCATTATATTTCCCGTGCGCCGTCGTATGGCATGTGAATTGGGGTGAGCATGACGCTGATAATTATATATGTTATGGATTTGTTTATGTAGCAGAAATATTAGGGATATGAACATTAAAAAACAGATAATTCTTGACGATAAAGACTATGAGCGATTAGTGCACGATGCTAATCTCAGTAATGATGAGATAAAAAGCAAAATCGCCAGCGCTCTAACCACTGATATGGTATTTAGTTTCGATTTTGATGTAAACAAAAAAGTTACGGGGAATACGAGGATCGAAAGCGCCACCCATAATCTAGGATATAATGAATATGATAATATCGTAAGGGCTAGAGACGAGAATATTCACCATGCTGTTTATACAGCTATATATGATTATCTTGAGAAAATAAAGAGAGATAATAATGAGCTAAGCGCAAAAGATTGGATATTATTTACATCTATAATCTTATTCGTTTTTGGGATGGGATTTGCAGGTGGATGGTTGGCATTTAATTGATTAAATCATGGGTAATTTAAAAGACATACAAGATATAACCGGTCTTACGTCAGAAGCTATATTCAATATACGTAAACCTGTTGATTATATGTGCAGTGATATAGACAGTCATATAAAAGATATCAGGGCACAATGTGATTATATGATGGATGGGGATGAGAAGGATGTTAAATACTATTCAAAATCAATCAAATCAGACGTAGATTCTTATTTCGAAGACATACAGTCAAAGGTCGAGAATCTCCGTGATTGGGGAGAGCAGTGGAAAGCATTGGCTAAAGACTTGTTTAATGAGTTGCTGGAAATAGATAGCGATAATACTATAGACAGCTATCTGTCTTATGAGGCATTGGAGAAGATTAAGGAACATTTAAAAAATCAATAGATATGAGCAAATTGCTATTTTTCGATTTAGAGACAACCGGTGTTAAGTTCTGGAGAAACGGGATACACCAAATAGGAGGGATCGTGGATATCGACGGGCAGGAGGTCGAGAGGTTCGACATCCGCCTAGCCCCGAACCCTGCCGCCACGATAGAGCAAGAGGCGCTGGACGTGGCCGGCGTTACCTTGGAGCAAGTGCAGTCGTATCAGCCTATGGAAGAAGGGTACAGGCAGTTAGTTGGTATATTATCCAAATACGTGAATAAGTTCGATAAGAGGGATAAAATGTATTTGGTGGGGTATAACAACGCCGGATTCGACAACAACTTCCTACGGGCTTTATTTACCCAATGTGGGGATAAGTATTTCGGATCATGGTTCTATCCTAACTGTATGGATGTATATGTTATGGTGACACCGTTCCTGATGGGTGTAAGAAACGATATGGAGAACTTTAAGTTGATGACCGTAGCCAGGACTATGGGTATTGAGATCGACGAGAATAAGCTTCATGACGCTACTTACGATATTGAGCTGACTAGGGATATCTTCTACCGTATAATCAGTAAAATGGATGTAAGGTTATGAGAGATATTCTTGAGGCGATGCACGACTATCCGGATGAGGCGCTTGGGTTGTGTTTCTTTTTGATAGTGATTGTCTGGTTATTATCAGGTATATTCGAGAAAAATGGATGATAAGATTGATGAGATACTGGATCTCCTGAGATCTCAGAACGAGATGATTAAGGATATTCATGACTACGTGAAAGAAGTTACCAGCGAGAAGTATATAGGAGAATCTAGAATGACAAGCTTCTCTATTAACTTGGCCGCTGATATACTTACCGAAGCCATTAGCCCTAAGATAAAGGAGATGATGGTGGATCTATTGAAAAAACAAGGATGGAAAACTGAGTGAAATATGGGGACTTATGAGAGAAAAGTAAATCAATTAAAGGATTTGATGAGAAGGAAATACAAATCAGCTTACAATAAATCCAAGGAAATGGACATAGATATAAGCTCAATGACATATCTTCCATGCCCAGACGCATTTAACGTCATAAATATTGAAAAAATGCATGTTATTCTTGATCGGGTCAATAAGATCATAGATGAGAATAAGGATAAGCTCAAGAACCCAACTTGCGCCACTTGTGTACATCTACATGATCGGGAATGGGCGAAAAGATACGGGAAAGTATGCTGCTCCATTTGGCAAGTGTGCGACCATTATATAAACCCTAACAGGAAATATGATAGGGAGCAAAAGACTTATACGAGACGCCCAAGCAATAAGGCTTGTCCTAATTATGAATATGGTGATGATAATTTTGAAAACAGAAAAAGATGCTTAAAGAAAAAGAATACCCGATAAACAGCTATGGCCCAGTACGCACCAACAAAGACCGGACGTGCGTCTGCTGTGGCGATACGGTTCCCGCTGGTAGCAGCAGGATGATGCCGAGGAACGCCAAGTCCAGTTATTGTCTATGCATATCTTGCTTCAAAAAATGGAAATCTGTTGGTGGAGATCTTAAACTGATGGACAATCTCAGCAATGTGAAGAAAGAGCATATCATATATATGTCTAAGATCATGAAAGGTAATTGTGACATTGTTAAAGGTCATAAGCTTTATATAGCCCTAAAGAAGGCGATAAACGAGAAGAAGGTAGCCGTTATCAGATTCGATACCGACCAACCGATATGTATATCGACAAGAATCATGAATCCTTCATTCGGGGTGATCATGGACGAGTACGGTAAGGATATATTCCAAGGTAACCTTAAGCTAATTAATGTCCCTAAAGGTGTCAAGGATCTAATAGTTAACTATATAGAAAAATATCGTAAATTATGAACTTCAAGACATTTATATTCATGATCCTTACATTCAGGAGAGTAGATCCTATACCTAAGAACATAGGTCTTATGTTGAGTATAACATTCTGGATATCTATAGTATGGATAATATTCAACTTTGCTATATTGATAATGAGATTAATAAAATAGACAAGATGAAACAAGGAGACGTGATATACAAGAATGGCATGGAGCTGCTTGTAGTATTAAGTTACGACCATAATGAGCCATGTAAGGGCTGTTTCTTCTACAAGAATAAGGCGTGCGGATCAGAAAAACTGATAAAATGCTGGGATTGTAAAAAGGAATATATATTCACGGCTATACGTAAATATAATACGACTGAACTGTGCGGAATAGTAAAAAGATATGAGGAGACAATACTTAAAACAATCAAGAAGATTGAGAAAGAATGTCAAAAATATGTTATCTGGGATACTGTGCATGTGATGTTGAAAGATGATGGAGAGCTTATTATAAAAGCCTTATCCAAGGATAAGTCCGTGCTTTTAAATGATTTCATTATATACATCAACAATAATGGGAGTATAGACGAAGAGGACTATGATCTATTATTAACTAAATAATTGATAGTACAAATGGACAAATCAAACAAAATAGAGAATATAGCAAACAAGTATGTTGAAAGGCATATAAGAGATAGACATCTAAGCGATGATACGATAAAAGAAATAAAAATAGCTTATATTGCGATTATAAAAGATTTTATAGCTATTGTCGATAAATCTACATCAATGAATGAAGATGATATAATATACGTCGTTAACAACATATCATCAATATTATATGAACCTATAGAAATCTCTAATACCGATAAAAAAATATTGGAGATAGGGATAGCGCTAGGCCTAAAGGGTGCCATATCGTGTATATTTGGTTCATTATTAAAAGATGACTGCAATATAAAAGATGAGATAATTGATATATCTAAACATGTAAAAGAAAATTTAATATCAAATAAGATAAAATGAATCACGCTAGTCTTTTCTCAGGTATAGGAGGCTTTGATCTAGCCGCAAAGGAGGTAGGATGGAACAATGTCTTTCAATGCGAGATAGATCCATTCTGTCAAAGTGTATTAAAATATTATTTTCCAAAAACAGTATTATATGAAGATATTAAAAGAACTGATTTCACTTCATGGAAAGGGAAAATCGACGTACTTACAGGAGGATTCCCTTGTCAACCATTTAGCGTCGCTGGACAACGAAAAGGAGCGGATGATGACCGTTATCTCTGGCCGGAAATGCTTAGAGTCATACGAGAGACAAGGCCGCGCTGGGTTATTGGTGAGAATGTTGCTGGAATCACCAATATGGTTCAACCCGGTAGTGAAACTGACGTGGAAACGAAAAGTGATCAAGATGAAGAAAATTACAAGGAAACGATACTTGAGCAAGAATATATCATCAATACCATCTGCGACGATATTGAACGTGAGGTATATTCCGTCCAACCGATCATTATTCTAGCTTGCGGTGTCGGAGCCCCGCACAGGAGAGACAGGGTATGGTTTATTGCCCACTCCAACGGCTCAAGAGAGCTTCAATTCGGGGAAAGGAGAGATATTCGTGACAAGGAACAATACGATCAGGATAAGGAACCAGAACGGCACGAGCAGCCGTCTAGGTTTGGAGGGAGTGGTGAAGCATATGTTATATCCGACTCCGACAATGAGAGACTATCAACCATCGGTATCACCGACAGGGTTAGTTCAGCAGAACGGTGGAAAGACTTCCCGACTCAACCCCCTGTTTGTAGAGGAAATGATGGGTTACCCTTTAATGTGGACAACCTTACCATTCCTTACGGAAAATGGAGAAAAGAATCAATAAAGACCTACGGTAATGCCATAGTGCCGCAGATAGCAATGAAAATATTTGAGATAATAAATAAAATAGAAGGATATGAATAACAAACAACTTTATAAAATAACGTTGACAAGGGAACAACTGATGCTGATATCCCGGTGCGTGGAGGACATAAGCAGATACGCATCCGGAGACATGAATCTTCAGCATACCACGGAAACTTTGATAAATGATATGGATAGAACGGAAACGCTGGGGATAAGAAGCTTTATAGTCAATAACTCACGAGCGATAAGAAGAAGGTTATTCCCGGATCTCGAAGACTATGAACATATAGGGTATGATGGAGGTAGTAAAGATATGATCAATAGAAAGAGACTTATCGGAAATACCTACCAGATATATAGATCGATACTGCATCAATTGGCTATTGACGAGAACTGGAATAACGTGTATAGCGATATTACGTTACCTTCAGGTGATATGGGAACAATTAAAGTGGAGAGGGTTGATGATGAACGGGAAAGTAAGGGCGTTTAACGGGGATATGGGTATGGCGATGTCCGTATTCAAGGATATGGTAGGGAAGGTAAGATTTGTTTTTGCCGACCCTCCTTATAAAATAACCCAAGCAAGATACGATAAGGAGGGATTTGACTATAAGTCGATGTGGGAGGTAATCCAAAAGATGCTGTGTCCGGACGGGGTGGTAGCCGTCACCTGCTCCCTCACGGCGGCGGTCGAGATCATGAGGGTCGCCCCAGCGGGATGGTACCGGTACGATCTTGTTAAGATACTTGATACGAACATACACGAATCCGGGAGATGCGGTAATGGATCCGGTAGCCGGGAGCGGAACGACAGGTATAGTGGCTTACGAGGAGGGAATGGACTGCCTGCTTATGGAGATAGACCGTCAATTCTTTAATGAGATGATAAACAGATTTAATAACAATAACATTAAAACAGATAGAATATGAATAAGATTGAAAAACTGGAAAAACAGTTAAAAGAAGAAATGAGCAAGATGCAAGTTAACCTAAAGGAGAAGTATAAATGGATTGTTGGGAAATATGTTAAATATAATGATTCTTTTATAACAAGAATAGATGATATACATCATATCCCTATATTTTCTGAAAATAGCTATACGTCTGATTTAAAACCAGATGATTTTATTTTCGTAAACGGCACTGTAGTTCGTTACTCTGTCAATAGTAATTGCTATTCTTTAGCAAAAGAAAGAATACAAGTGCAGATAAAAGACATAATAGATATGCCTGATGGAGAATTTGAGAATCTGGTAGAACGGTTGTTTAATGAAGCAAAAAAGAACTTACTATGAGTCTGTTTGTATGCGCTAAATGCGGTTGTGTAGACAATACCGCCACGTCTAGTTACTGGATGTTGACAAACGAGTATATGGTGGATAAATTCGACTATGCCAAGGAACTACAGCCGTACAAGGGCATGGGGCTGTGCAGCGAATGCGGGAGGCTGGCTACCAGCCCAGACGGACGTGATGTCGTGGTGCCCGGTAAATGGCACGGGAAGTTCCCGAAGAAGAAAGCTACTGAAGAGGAATTAAAACGTGTAGGATATAAAAATCTGATAAGATGAATAAGATAAATAAGGTAAGAAAAGGAGAAGTTAGAATATACAAAGGAATGACATACGTGGCTGTCCCGGAGATAAAAGAAGATCATTGTACAGGATGCTGTTTTTATAACGAGGGAAGCTGTTTAATACGTGACCCGGATCATGTCGATTTTCCTGATTGCCATGATAGCGGTATGATCTGGATGCAAAAAGAAATCAATATAAGCGATATCAAAGAAAAGGCTATCAAATTAGCCATAGATGCCATGAAGCCCATACCGATATGCTCATCACCATGCTACAGTATAAGTGATAATGGACGGATGAGAGATCGACGCATGACGAAGAGTATTTTTCCATCGAGGATCATAATTCGGCGATCGTACTCCCAAAAGGTACTATCCGTAGATTAACAGGTAGGGACTTGAAGTGGGAGGACGATCCTATATCTCTTAAATCTAAATCCGTCATCGATAAATTTCCTCATGCGGACATTGAATTTTATAAACAGAAGATAATAAACTTCGTAGAATGGATATAATGCCTCATTGTCTAAAACCTTAGTTTTATTAACTTTTAAAAATTACAAACATGAAAAAAGAAGAAAAGAAATTTGTAACAGAGTATCAAATCAATGGCAAAAAGTATGCCGGTGAAATATGGGCAACCTCATGGGAAGAAGCTGAATGTTTTATAAAACAAAGAGCTTCTACCGAAAAGGCTGTTGGGTTTATTCCTAAAGATTAATCATCTATACCACATCCAAAAAAACAGATATTATGGCTACTAAAAAAACAGATATTAGAATCAGATGAATTACTTCAACAAAAAAGAAGAGCTTATTATCTTTCAGATGAAGGATTCGAGGAATATAAAAAGTTCTTGTCAGATCCCGATCAAAAGAAATTCTGTTTCAAGGGATATTATTATGTAGAGGTGAAGGAGCAGGATGATAAAGAGCTATCAGGATTAATGGAACGAGTAGTATACGAATAAGGTAAGGTAATGTATAAGGGCTGATAACAAAAGAAGGATAGGATGATAATCGCCTATCCTTCTCTTACTTTAATCAAATATCTTGCCGCCAAAAGAGATAAAAGACTCTCTTGATTTAGGTATATTCCTGATATTATATAACGTTTTCTCAAATCCCTTCCTAGTCATATAAACCGTATTCCTGATCCCGGTATCCGTATTGTATCTGTAATGTGCGTAACCCTTCTTCATAACATTCTCTGTTAATATCCATTCTCTTTTATTCTTGTAAAAGAAACCTTGCTCTTGTAAAAACTCTCTTAACGATCTTTCCGCTATATCACATCCATGAGACTCAAGTTCTCTCCTAACATCACGAATCAACATATCATCACCTTTGTCATTGGCCATGATAGCCGTTTCAGCGAATCCCACCTTAGGGGCTTGTTCTTTGATAATGCTATCGGATATTCTCTTAGCATCCTCTACCGCTTTCTTGGCCTCAGCTAACGCCTGCTTCTCTTTTTCGGACGCCAACAACGCCTCTAACGCTTCTATATAATTATGCGGAAGATTCTTCTCCACGGATTTTTCCACCTTATTCAAAGCGTTTACCGCGCCATGAAATACACTCCTATATACATCAAATACCCTTCTTTCTTTTCTCGCTATTAAATATTCCATGCAAGATACGGAGATCATATACACGATCGTAGGTCTACCGCCAACCGGGTTTTTGCCATTTTGGGTAAAAACCTTATAGTCAATATTTTTGATAAAACCATTATCACCAGTAAGAACCCTAACGGCCTTACCTTTATCAGAGTATATCAAAGGCCAAACATCATCTAAATTAACTGGAAAATCTTCTCCGGATTCAACTAACTCAAGAACCTTCTCAAAATACGATCTAATAGACAAATCGTCATTTAAAACAATATTACACATAATATAAAAAATAGGCCCAAAAGGAAATGCCGGATCTCACCTCGACAAATCCTAATGAGCCAAAAATATCTTACACATTGAATGACCTTGAAGTGAGATCCCGTCATTCATTGTTTCATGATGCAAATATAGCCAATCAAATTGTCTTAAACAATTGACTGGCTATTTTTTTTGTCATACTATATCAGTTATCTTCCCCTGTCAAAATACCAATTAGCGTCCTCCCCGGACTCATCCTTATCCCTGCCTCCTAAGAAGAATCCCATCGTCATGCCGTTGGTCATCAACCAGTAGTCGGATGTCTGTTTAATATCCCTAGCCGTCTTGATATTATACCATTGCTTACCAAACGAGAACTTCATGAGCTGCCTCCATAGTTTGCTCTCGCCCTTATATACGCCGGTCTGGACAGTAGCGAACGGATCCCAGTTTCGAGGATCGGTGAGGTCGCCTAACTTCCGGGCGGTGACCAGCGGATCCTGTAGCATGTCTATGGCGTTAAGCTCCATGAACGGGGATGTCTGGGAGGCGATCTCATTGATCGTCCTGAACCCGATGTAGGTAATGAACTGCCCGAACCAGCTATCCTCATTATCCTCCCTATATCCCATCAATGCCCGTCCTATGGCCATCATCGTAGCGAATACCGCCATGTTGATAATCGATCTCTTGATATTGATCTGCTCGTAGGGGGTAAGCTTATCATACTCTTCCTTAAGCACGTCATATGCCTCCCCCATCCTGCCCTCGGACATCGATCCATAGACATTACCGGCCAGTCTCCATAACGTTCTCATATATCCTTCCTCAAACTGGTTGGTTTGGAAATTGAAACCGGCTTTCTTATACGCCCGCTGCACGGCCAATATAAACCATCCACGGTGAGGCAGCACCATGTTAAGGATAGCGTTCCGGCTAGCCCCCACCCGGTTCTGCTCGTTCAAGGCACCGTCGCAGATCTGCACCATGCTCCTGACCCTGCTGGACAAGGTAGGTATGTATCTATCTATAATATCCTTGTTAGCCTCGTTCTTAGCCACGATCTTTCCATCCTTGACATCTACCATGTTCCACATAGAATAATCCCTTAAACGCTCCCAATCACGTTTAGCCTCGTTGGCGGACATATTTCTGTCTTTCATCATCATCTCCTTGAAATTGGAGTATGACCAAAACTGACCCTCGTATAGGCGGGTATCATCCATGACCGAGATAATGACCTGCGGATCCAACGGGGAGTTAAGAACCTCCATCATCTTAAACGGCAGGTCCCGGAATAAGGTTCTCCAGATCTTGTTATACGCCGCCGATCGTACACGGTTGCGGACATTGAATACGCCTAGAGCCTCTCCAACGACATATAGCTTGTTGGTACGGTTTATATCCCCGATCTCCGACACGTACGTACTTAACTGCTTCTGGGCTTCCCCATAGGCGTATTTCATGGAGTCCTTGCTTATATACTGCCCTACCATACCCTCCAAAAGGAAGTTGGCCTGCCCGGTAAGGGCGCCGGTAGCCGCGACGAATGGGGAGAAGCCTAAGTTGGATTTGGATACGAATTTGGTAAACATAAGAGCCAGCTTATTAAGATCGACCTTATAATTACCTATATTCCATTCTGCCCGCTTATTATTTATCCTAACATCATAGATACTGGCGTTAACCCAATCTTGGAACATCCTATAGGCATGCGTCGCCTCTGGGTTCTTACCGCCGTCGTATTGCGTCTCCAGCATCATGTTCCTGTATCCCATGACATCATCCAAGGCCGCCCTCTTATACTTGTAAGCGGTAGCCTGTAAGGATAACATGGAATAGGAGTAGGCGAAGTCATGGGACACGTCGTTGGCGTTCTCCAACTTACTGAGATAGTATTTAGGGATCATCCTATACCGATTATCGTTCTCATCAAGACCTCCAAGGTCTTGCCCTTGACCGTGTATAGGGTCATCCACCCTCTCGCCAACGATATCACGTACGGCGTTGCCGATGGCCGCCTTCGGGTCAACCCCGGCCTGCACCATCCTCTCCACGCCGCCCTTGGATATCTGTGGTATTTGGTAGATGTTCCGGAATCGCTCATCATAATCCTCCATAGCCTTACGGCTTATGTTAAGCAGCTCCTTCCTCATCTCCCACTTATCCTTATTGATCGTAGCCTCCTCCCCTTCGTTGGTAATACCGTATTTCTTGAAGAAAGCCTCGTTCTTGTACTTATCGAACCTAGGCGTATGATATCCATAACCCAGATCGGGATTATAATTAGGATTACGGAAAGAACTCTCGGCGTCAGCCTCATCAAGCCACTGGTTATTGATCGTCAGATCGATCATATTAATATCAAACCCGAAACGGGATACGCTCTCTTCCTTTGATATACCATTTTCCATGGCATCAAAGAACTCGGATACCTTATACGTACCGTTATTTATCTTCCTGACAAAGCCAGAATACCCCTTGGGAGAGTATTTTCTCATATAAGGATATAGCCGAGTTCTGGCGTACTCGATAAGTATACTATTAGCCTTACCCATAGCTATATCATTAGCCAGCTTATTGTTGAAGTCAGGACCGTACTTCTTTCTAAAGAACGCCACCTCCACGGTTGTCCATGACGGGTTCTTCCGGGATAGCTTGGAGGCCATCCGCTCCACTTGGCTGCGGGAGCGGGCAGACATATGTTCCTTGGCGAATTTAATCTCATCCATACCCTTGTCGTATGCCATGGCATCCCTTAAAGCGTTACGGTAAGAATCCGTGACTCCACTCTCCACCGTATCAGGCATATCCATCTCAATAGCCTCAGCGGAAGCGGCGGCATTAATGACGCTCTTAGCCTCAGCCAGACGATCATATAACTCGTTTATCTTTCTTAATGAGGCGGATCCACGTAACCTATCGAAATCATATTCCCCGTATCTCGTGCTATCCCGGTACTGGATAAGCAAGGGCCTTAGCTGGTCATTGATCTCGTTTATTGTCGCCATCGCCTCCTCTACCTTCTCTATTCTTGATGATGATACAGATTGCTCCGTGATCTTATCAACAAGATTCTCGTAATAATCACCCTCCTCGGATCCCCACATATCCTTGGAGAAGCCAAGATGACCGCCAGCTAGCAGGAACTCAAACGCAGCCTTGCCTCCCTCGGACCGCTCTATCCCACGAAGTATCTCCTTGAACTCGGCGGAAGCCTTACGACCCTCGTTGGTATTCCCGAACTCCTCGGCCCACGCCTCGTCCCATGCCTTGATCTCCTCGGACATCATCAGAGCCTCGGATCCCTCTTCCTTTGGTGTCCCATCGGAATACCACTCGCTCTTGGCTATAGCCCTGTCACGTAAAATATCCAGATAAGATCTCCAAGCTATAGGATCGGATTGAAACGCCTTCCAATCGACCTTCCCGTTCCTCACGAACTTATCCATAGCCACATACCGGCTCCTGCGGATACGGGTCATGAAATCGGACGTGGCTTGCGATACCCTACGACCCAGTCTTTCCTCGACCTTCTTATTAACTTTCTCGATCTTATCGTAATAAGCCTGCACCATAGGTTTCTCTCGGTTCTCATCCAACCACCTATTTATCGCGTCGAGATATCGTTGCTGATCCTCGAACGTCATGTCCGAGATATCAAAATTCTGGATGGTAGGTTTGAATACATGATATATCTCCTTCGTAATAGGCTTATCCCCGTCATATCCTACTATGTCGTCACGGGTCTTCACCTTAAGACCTCTATCGGATAGAAGAAGATCAATAAGTTGTTTCTCGGTCTTACCCGTAACATTCTTAAGATCATATATATCGATAATAGCCTTAGCCTGCTCGGTCCTGTATAGCAAATCGTATTTAGCGAAATCACGGGACGAGTCAAGGTAATCCGAGTTCTTCCCATTTATCTTCTGTATAAGATCCTCATTATCCTTTATCCCCCATCCACGCTCTTTCATCATCCTAGTCATCTTATTGATATTGGATATACCCTCGGTATGGGCTTCATTATGGGCCTTGGCTAGACGTTGGCCTAACATACCTAAAATAGCGTTACCACTATGCTCCAGCGTACCAAAGAACCGGGACATGACATTGATATCCTTATGGATGTTATTTATCAACTTCTTTATCCCATTCCAATATCTTTCCGGGATATTAAACATCCTGAGCTGTCCATCCAGCCAGTCCTCATTACGATCACTTCGAAGAGCATTTATATCAGACATGGATGTCTCAGCCATACGTAATATATCATCCATATCCTCTACCATGCCAACCTTATTGCTGCCATAATAATCAGCCGCCTGATTATTGACGAATCCACGAAGGTTCCTGATCAGAGGAACTATCTCCCCATATACGTTATCGATAACCTGTATCGTCTCATAATCCAATCCTTTTCCGCTCTTACGTAGGCTACCGGCGACAGTGACCAAATACTCCACCTCAGCCTTGGCGGTCGCTATGACGCTCTTGGTGGATAATAGGTTGTTATTCTTATTTAGCTCACCCCCGACTTGTCTTACCTTCTCGCCTATATCACGTAGAAGGGAGATACTCTCACCGATCCTCTGGCTTTGGCTTGACCTCATCCTCTGCAATCTGGTATATAGTCTTTCCAATGACCTACCGTTCTTGATCAGCTTATTAGCCACATCAACATCCGATAATGAGTACATGAGATGGTCGCTATCCTTTAACAGAAGCACGTCAAATGCGCTTGGATCATCAGCTAACGCCGACTCCTTTATCCTATCAAGAACCTTATTCAAGTCTGATCTTTGAGTAGAGAAGAAATTCCTTATAGCCCGGATTATCCTGCCAAACAAGGAGAGCTGGGAGTCCTCGGACGAGGTCAGATCCTCTACCGCCTGTTCCATCCCCGGCACGAACCGCTGGGCCAACGTCTTGCCTAGGATCTCCCGCTTCACCATCCGATCCAGTTCCTCCCCTTGGTATTCCTTCCCATACACCTCATAGTAACGACCGGCGAATTGATTCCATAATGGCGTGCCGACAACAGAGTCCAGAACCTCGTCAATCTCCTGTTGGTTACGGTAAGTATCGATCAAGAAATGAGCCACCTCCTCATTAAGATCCTCTACCGTAGCTCCCTCAGCCAAGGCGATAACCCCATTGGCCATATCGGACAATGCCCTAGCCGAAGGCTCGACACCATTACGCATCTTATACTTATCCATATACTCAGACATACCCATCACACGGATACCTAACGTGGATAAGATGTTGGTGATATCAGTCCTGTTCTGAAGATCCTCCGCCTTCTCGTTCTCAATAACCCCACGGACATTACTTCCGTACAAGGCGTTATCCTCCATCATCAACGACAAGGCTAGCTCTATGAACCCATCATACTTATTATTAAGCTCCTCAAACTTACCTTGCCTTAACATGCCCTTGATCTCCGATCTGCTTACCGTAACCTTCTCCCCTGATGTCGTGATAAGATCAAGATCATTACTTACCTCCGTATCAAAACCTATAGAACCCAATACGTTCATTTCGGAGGACTGACTTCCAAACCTATTCCTTAGCCTAGACAAGGCATCCATAGCGTTATAGATCTTAAGACCATCGGAGTTGCCGGCACCGGTAAGATAATACCTATCCCCTAGCCTTATACGCTCCCCGCTCAACATACCTTTCTTGATAAGGTAATTGACAAACCCTCCACGGGTACTTATATTAGAGTCTGAACTGATACCAAGGACCGGGATGAATGACTCGCTGTTATTAAGGGTTATGGAGGACGAGCCAAAGGAGATGTCAGCCGTACCGGACGGGACGTCGCTCTCCTCGACACTGCCGGCCAAGAACCCGGCCTCGATCCGCCCGCCGGACGAGCCTTTTATGGCGTTGGCGTAAGAGTCGTATATCTTGCCGTCATCCGATTTAAAGAACAGGCGAGGCTCACCGGAATCATACACCAATCTTGAAGATGGGGGCGTATAATCTTCAATATCGTTTAACGGCAAGACATTCCCGGAGAATATAATCTCCCCGTCTATATTTCCGCCCTTAACCCTAATATTAGGTCGTTGCCCGGTAAAAGCGCTTTCCACGGCCTTCCATAGCATACGGGCTGTCTCCTTAATATCTATATTCTCCCTGATAGCCCTTATATCATCCCATGACGCCTCTTTCAGTATCGTATCGCCAATATTATCCTCGTTTATGGAATCCAGATCCACCCCCTGTACCGTGGACGTATCTACCACCACCATATCATTGACATCACCTACCTCTCCGGAGGTAAGATAAGCCACGACATTGTCACTATTCCCAAGGCTTCTGGCCAACGCCGGGGCATCCATATCGCTTATGGCGGACAGGACCTTGGCTGACATAAGTTGCCCCCACTCGCTGGCGCTAAGTCTGGCGCTTATGGATCTGGCCGCCTCCTTATTCCTTGGTGCGGATCTCGTCCAGTCTCCGAACTTAGACCTGAACTTATCGTTATAAATAGTCATATAAGCTTCAGCGGCCTTATTAAGGTCACTTACGGCGGCTATACCCGCTATCTTATCGAACAAGGTAGATACCTCGCCGGAAGGAGTCAAGACACGAGCTATCTTACCTTCCTTATTCCTTTTAATTACGCAACTGCTCATAAATAAATGTTTTTCACAAAGATAAATAAAAAGCCTCCACGAATAAGCGGAGGCTGATATTCTTGTATCCCTTGTATGAATTTATAGTCTAATCCATATCCTTGTTGTTGATAAACTCACCAACACAATGACCCGCAAAACCGGCTATATACGCTGCGTGTTCATCCTCTCCAACCTTAAATCCAAGAGACATGTTGCAAAATTGGCATACGCTCATTGCTATATGGAATGACTCGTGACATATATTTCTCATTATTAAATCATCGTCGCTCGAAAAATTCCAAAGTATGGCAAATTTATCATCATCGTCCCTATCCCTTACCAAATTCACGAAAGACGCCTCCTTATCCATATCATCTTCATCTCCCCATTTCCCCTCGTGTTCAGGTTCCATATTCTCGAAACGATCACACAACGTCTTATAATCTAATCCAACCGTGATAATCAAATCCAACGGATATATCACGAAATCAAATTTCTTTTCTCTCACGTTACTAAAATTATTAATTTTATTTATCAAATTCACATTCGTATCACAAAATGTTTACTCTAACCGGGTTAAACGCCAACCCGCTACCGATTATCTTACTGACGTAAGAATCACCGAATACTTTTCTTCCGATTCCGATAGCCCCATTAATATCAGCATTTAGCAGCTTTCCAATAGAGCTTTGAAACAATCCACGTTTCTTTCTTTTGCCTAAGTAAACATCATGCTTTCCCAATTTTTCAAAAGCCAGATGATCCACTTTGGAGGTATAGGATTCCTCGTGGACTTGAAAGTCTATTCCAACCAACTTACACTTATAGGATATCTTTTCAACAAGTTTTGAGAATGGAATCTCAACGAACTTCTGGTTTATCCTCTTCCCTAGATTTACTCCATTCTTCCATCCTTTATTCAAACCCACAACAAGATTCCCAATATTGTTTTCAATACAGATATTTACAATAAATCTGCTAACCTTGTGGATTTTATCCTCAATCCAAAAATTCCTATAATTATTTAGCCGTCTAAGTCTCTTTGAAGTACCCTTATCGCCAATATACGACATCAACCTAGCTCTCTTCTTATTATACCACTGATTAAAGGACTTGATAATCTTGCCGTTTACAATGAAAGGCTTGATACCTACATTGCTTATACATGTACATAAATTATTCAATCCCAAATCAATCGAAAGAAAATTATCCTTATCAAGATTTAAATCCTGTTCCTTCTTCTCATAAATAACCTCAACCACATAGCAAGTAGCTTGTGGAATTATTCTAACCTGACATAACTTGTTATCTCCTATTTTAGTTTTGATTGGCCGGATTATGTTTTTGATGAAATGAATACATCCATCTTCTTTCAGTCTGCAAGAATTTTTTGTAAAAACTACCATGTTCTGCTTCTTCCCTTTCTTGTATTTAGGCAATTTAGGTCTTGATAGAAATTTAGAAGGATTCTTCTCATATTCCTTCTTTGATTTCATCCAAGACTTTGTTACCGAAAACACTTGAGCTACGACTTGTTGGGACACTACTGATGGTAGATTCCTAAAATCAACCTGATTCTCCTTACATAATTTAGTAGAAAACTCATATTCATTTATGTAATCTCCGGAAAATATACCTTGTCTGACGTTGAAAAGAACATAATTATACAACAACCCGGATTTGAGGCATACATCCTCAAATCGGTTGTCTTTTATGATATGTCTCTCAACTAATCTCATTCTTAATATCTTATGCCATAAATATAAACATTCTTTATGAAATAAATAATTTATTCAACTATAATCCCTTTAATTTTTCTATAACCTCAAAACACATCTTACACTCAATCCTACGATACAACTGCCTTACGCCATCTATCGTAGTCCAATAACGACCACCCTCACGGTGCAGGAACTCGCTCATAACTTTAGTGTCAGCCACATCATGTAGATCGTATGAGTCAAAACATAACTTACATATATCGTCAAGATCAAAATAAGTAACCTTATTATACGACATACAACGGATTTGTCTCCCATCAGGAACCTGAACATCGAAAACATTTATCTTCTCCATATTAAAAAACAGAGGGATGCCGATCCCATCACAGACCGGTATCCCTTATAATAAATTAGCGACGAAAAGCATGGTGATGGACATGCGCCACAAATGTAATTACAAAATTCGTAAAAACAAAATATCAAGGGCAATCACCTATGCATTCGCACGGAGCATCGCTTTTCAAAACCCCATACACCCGATTGTCGCTAGTCAGCCATCGTTTGCCGTCGCTCGTGATATAAGCCTGCCGGCATCCCTCCTGATTCACCGTGAGCGTCTTCTTAACACCTTTTGGAGTTGTTATCTCCAGCTCAAGAGTCCGATCAAGACCGTTGTTCATCACCGAGCCAAAGGAAACGGGGGCGCTTCCGGTCCCGGACCCCGGGCTGACGGTCAGAGGCTGGTCCGTTACCTCGCCTACCCCGTCCTTCCAATTAATATTCAAATCATTAGCCATAGTTGTATTATTTTTGTTCTATTGCAAAGATAGCAAAACAAATAAACCCCAACCGGCTTTAGTCGATCGGGGTCTGAGTAAGCGAAAAGAAACTGATTATCGTCCCATCATTCTCAATACGGTCCTAGTCGCTGCTTGCGCCCAAGTCCAGCTGTCATTAGATGTTACGTTAACCGTCTGTTGAGTACCATTTACATCCAAGTTAATAGTCTCCTTGTCAAGCTCGATAGTAGAGTCTCCAGCGGCTTGCGTTACCGTCACGTTGGCTGTCTGGCCACCAGCGGCAGTTACCTTCAATGTAGCTGTCAGTTCCTCGATCGTGACGTTGGCCGGTACGTCCGAGATCGTGATGCTCCAAACGAACTCGCCAGCGGCTCCGGGATCGTCGGCGATAACCGCTCCGTTAGCCGTAGTCTTTCCAGCCGCCGTGTAGTTAGCCGGGAGCTGTAACGTAAGCCCGTTCTCCTCAGCCGGCGTGACCGCGAACGTAAGCTTAGTACTGTTAGACTTACCGGTGATGGTAACATTACCGCCTGTCTTTTGTACGGAAGCGTTAGGGCTGTCTGATCTTACCACCTCATCAGCCGCTGCCTGATTGACTACCAACGCCTTCTTAGCCACGCCGTTCGTGGTGACCGTAAGGTTGATAGTGCGTTGAAGACGACCGGTGTGTTTCTCACCGGAGAAATTAACCGCCTGATCTCCTGATCCTGATACCGGGTCGACGGTTACGAAACCGAATTTTTGTGATGCCATACTTAAATATATTTACAAATGTCATTTTATTATGCCAAAAATAACTTGTATCATATCACAAGCCAAATATAGGGGGGGGGTAGATACGACTAGCCCTGTACAACCTCAACATACAACCCTACTAAGTCCTTTAGATTATGACTAAGAGGAGTTCCGCTATCCCTAGTACACTTATATACATCAGCGTTCTGGATGTAGTACTTATCCTTGAATATCTCCATTGGAGGGAAATACGGGATAGGGTCTTCTATAGTGCCGGTATGTTCCTTATCAACGACCTTATACAAGGAGGCCGTATCCAATCCGGGTTCCCATTCCTTTGATAATGTATGTTGTTGAATAACCTCATAAAGGATATCCGTATCGTCCTTAACCACCCTGAGGCAGAATCCGGCATCCACCGACAGCCCGAACTCCGCCCCTTCTTGTCCCCATATAGGGAATAGGGCCTTAACATCCAATTTCTCGTTAGGGGATAAAGATATAGCCTTGTTATTAACCACCATTCTGGAGAATCTGACAGCCACTTTCTGAGGATCGGAGACATCTTTCTCCTTTGCCTGTTGCCGGACATAAGTCATGGTGATATTTACCTTGTCTGGATAGCCGGACTGAGCGTCAATAGCCCTCACCTGCTCTACGGTAGTGGCTAAGCTTACTTCCCTCTGTTTGGCTCCTAACGCCGACATCAGGTCATTATCGTACCTATCCATCATCCCGATCAAGATCTTGCCTTCCGTCATATCAAACTTCAGACCCATGATCGTTATCTTACCAGCTATAGCCCCATCAGCCAAAGCGTTACGCCTATCATATTCAGGGATATAGATATTTTGGTCATCCAAGAAAAACTCATGAAGATTATTATTCTCATAAGTCCTGATCTCCTCATACTTAGCCGATTTCTCCTCATTAAGAAGCCTTGAGTCATCCAATTTAGCCTCGATAATCTCCTTAACCGTAGCTTTAGGATTAGCCTCCTTGAACGCCAATTGCTCCTCCCCAAACTCTATCCATGGGGCGGGATTCCCGTTAATGTAATCATCATAACTATAGCCCTTGGCGTAATTATCATCAAGCGGATCGTCCTGAACTAATTGATTGGGATATATTTCCCTGTTTATATATACGTAGCTCATATCTTATATCATTAATCTTGTTCTTTAACGGCGATACTATACTTACCTGAAGCGTAACACCAGATATTTATCTCGAAAGGCTTGTTAGCCGTAGTGGTTATAGAAGTACCACTCATGCTTACATAATCCCCGGAGTTGGGTATAGCCTGCGTGAAGGCCGCCGACGGGACGCACCTGATCATCAGCTCCTCCCCTATCTGCATCCCTGACTGCACGGATAGGGTGGTAGCGGCTGATAACGTAGCCGTGATACTTCTCTTGCTAATAGGCAGGTTAGCTAATGTCGTGACCGTATTAACCCCTATAAGCCTGTTCATGGTCTTCTTATCGGCGGCCGCCATCAACCCGTTAGTAGACTCATTGGCTACGGCGTATGTCGTGTTAGGAGGTGTAGCCCAAGTGCCATCTCCACACATGAAACTGGATGTACTGCCATTAAGCTGTCTCAACAAGCCGTTAGCTGTAGTAGAGGCCAATCCGTATGTGGTATTGGTAGGTACGACCCATGTACCATCGCCACGAAGGAAGGATGTCTGTTTGCCCGCAGCGGGAGCCGGAACCAATCCCGCAGCACCGGCGGCGGAAGCCGTAGCTGCCTTCATATTGGCGTAAGTGGTATTAGTGTCTTTATAATAAGGGACACCACTGACAATAGGACAGGCGGTATAGCCAGAAGCACTTGTCACGGTACTTCCGTTCTTTACAAGACCTGTTGATCCATTAGCTCCCACAACACCATACGTCGTATTAGTGTCTGTCCAAGGCACGTTGACGAACATCTTCCCACTATCATCCAGCTCCACCGGATAATTCTTGCCATTCTCCGAATATCCGATCATCACCAATCCTAAGGTCGTGGCATTAGCCTTAGCGTATGTGGTATTTGTCGGAACCACCCATGTGCCATCACCACGAAGGAAAGAGGTTTGCTTGCCAGCAGCCGGAGCGGGTACCAATCCCGCCGATCCAGCGGCTGAGGACGTCGCTCCACCCATGTTGCTATATGTGGTATTAGGAGGCGTTTGCCATGTCCCGTCACCACGAAGATACTTGGCTTGCGCTCCGGCAGCCGGCGCAGGCACCAAGCCGGCCTTTCCCGCCGCTGAGGCAGAAGCGGCTCCCATATTGGTGTATGTCGTGTTGGTATCCGTCCACGGAACATTCACATACATCTTACCATTTCCGTCAAGAGCTACCGGGTAATTCTTTCCGTTAGCTGAATACCCGATCTTAACAAGACCCAGATTATCGCTTGTAGCTTGGGTATAAGTCGTGTTACTGTCAGTCCAAGGGACATTGACGTACATCTTGCCATTAGCCAATAGCACAGCGTAGTTCTTTCCATTAGAAGCATAGCCGATCTTAACCAATCCTAAGGTGTCGGCCGTGGCTTCATTATACGTTGTGTTATTATCCGTCCACGGAACGTTAACGTAAGCGTTGCCGGACGAATCCAGCTGTACCTTATAGTTCTTCCCGGAAGTCGTATATCCTACCTTAATACCGCCAAGAACGGTAGCGGAGGACGTGGGAGGGGTGAAGGTACTTGGTTTGCCCGTAACCCCGGACCAAGGCACGGAGGAAGCCTGACTGGCCGTGTAAGGCTCATACCCATCCTCACTGTTCAATTTAGACTCGTCTTTTATCAGATACATCTTACCTGTAGACTTGACCTTTACCGTATCACCACTTTGAGCCGTAGCGGTGGTAAGGGCAAATCTGGCCGTATCGTCAGCTACCACGATCAATCTCTCCAAAGCCGCCTTAGGCAACCTATCTATACTGATGGTTCCGGACGCGATCTTAGAGGCATCAAAATTAGCCAATGTCGTGGAGATAGTTACGTTGCTTCCGAAGTCCGATGAGACACTACCAGTAACAGCCCCGGACAGCGCTATGGTCCTAGCCGCCTGTAATTTCGTGGCGGTAGGGGCATTATCTGTCTTAAGAGCATATTTGGTAAGATCAATATCATTAGCCTTATCCAAAAGCTGATCTATCTGCTTACCATTGTATTTACCTTGAAAATCTTCCATATCAAACTTATTTTTTGCTCAAATATAGTTATATACATAAATACCAAGAAATCGAGGGGGGGGGAGATACGGGTAAGTGTCAGAAACTGCCGTCCCCATGCAGGAATCCGCTACGGAATATAATAGCCTTGTCTTTAAGTTTCTGGACAGACTCCCATTCCCATTCACCCTCACAAGGCTTAACGACATACTTATTCCCCCATGTCTTAAACTTCCTCTCTATAACAAACATCTCTGGGTCTTTTAAGACATGGAAGATACTTCCGACAGGGAAATACTTATCAGTCCTCAATATAACACGATGATGTTTCTCGTCATATTCAGGATCGCCTACGATACGTGCCTTATAAAATTGGAAATCATTTAACGTCTGATCCACTGGCTCTATCCAATAATACCCCTTACCCATTGCAGTTTGTATTTAATTATCTATATTTGCGGTGTAGTAACTCATAATGTTTTAAGTGATTTTCAACCAAAGGGGAAGGGTGTCCGTGAGGATGCCTTTTTTCATTCCCGCCCACCCTTCCTATGAACAAAAGATCTACCTCGAACAAATGTAATCATAATAAGGCTACGATCAAAAAGAAACCCTATCGGTATTCTATTGCCGACAGGGTTCTCCAACGTTGTATCAAACTAAATCATATCACTCCATTTGATTGTGTCACCGACGAAGCACCGCACCGCCAGATACCTTACGAACGCCGTCCCTTCCGGGGCGTCAGGGTCTTCCAGATAAGCCAAGACAGCCTTGACTATTTTCTGGTCGCAATCCAATACCTTAGGAAAGTAGTCGCTATAGAACATAGCGAACAGATATTGGATATCTCCCCAAGTGGCGTTATCAGGTTTCTTGGCCCCGCATTTATCGAACATCTGCTTAGCGTCCTCCATCGTCCATCTTCTCTTGGACCCGTCGGCGTTAAGCATCTTGTCAGCGGCTTCCCTAGCCAGCTCCTTGGAAAAGTGATATCCATGGGTGTCTATATACCGCTTATAATCCGGGTCATCGGCGTCTGCTCCTCAGTAGTAACGACTCCTGCGTCCCCTGCGCATATACGGCTCGGTACCATCGAACTCGTCACGGATGTTACGCTCACCGAACCATCCCCTGCGATACATCTCGTCCTCGCGTTCATGGAGTCTCTCACGCTTCTCAAGCTCACGCTCGTCACGTTCCAGCTCCCTCTCGCGTCTTTCAAGATCACGCTCACGGCGTTCTAGCTCATCCATCCTACCGTCATGCTCCTTGCCATAATGGTCATATATTCCACCACCATAACCCATGTAAGTCCCATCCGAACGTCTGCTACGTCCACGGCCGCCTCTACGATCGTAGATCTCGTCATTGTAGTCCTCATCGTGACCGCCGCCTAAATCTATAACTCTCATTTTAACCTAATTTTTTAATTAACAACTCTTTTAGCTCATCGAAAGAGGATCCCATCCTATCGACTTTCTCCTCAAGATTCTTGATCTTCCGGTCTTGATCCTTAGTCTGCTTAAAAGCCGGATTGATCTCCTCAAGGATCGAATCACAAGCCTCTAGCGTCCTCCTATGCTTATCGATACTATCGAGAATATCGGAGCTGGTTCTCTTAGCGGCGTTAAGCTGGTTCATGATCGGATCGACCGAGCAGGCCAAAGTTATGTTATTGGACATAGCGACATCCCTGCTCTCCGGTACGACATAGGTCATGGAAGACCCGTTTATCTCCACGGTAAGGTCTATCACCCTATCCTGTAGTTGCTGATATTGCCCCATCTGACCCATCTGGGGTTGCTGGAACCTAGGCTCGGACACGTTAACCACATTCCCCATCCTGAACACCGGAACATCGGACGTATCCAGCGTATATACTTGAAATCCTTTCTTTAAGTCTCTAAACATATCTCGATTTTTAAGCGGGAGGGAATACCCTCCCATTAGACATCCAATCTAACCTATTCCTCATCAACATCCGTTTCCGACGCTGATGCGGCGGTTGTAGGCACACAGCAATCCATGAGCCTCAATACACCCCTTACCTTGTTGAAATAAACAAGACGTTCGGTGTTGTTAACCATAGCCGCTCCGGTCACAGCCACGTTGATCGGGTTCACCACAGCCACGCCGGTTACCGGGCAGCATGTGTCATCACCTACCGTGGATACGGTGCTGTTCGCTGGAATAGCTATCTGTACTGGCAATGTCTCGCCTGTTGTCGGAACCACCTGCCGGATTTTCAGCAGCAGAAGGCCCTCGCATGGCAAGGACAGCCATATCCTTGGGTTGATACCGAAGATGGTGTTGGTAGTAGTCACTACCACGTTCTTCGTGACCAACTCATAAAGAGACCCTATTTTAGAAACACAAGCCATAATAGCCTCCTTCCTTTATAGAGTTAAATAGCGGCGTTTCCGTTGTTGCAGCATCCATTGTTGCACCCACATCCGTAATTACCTCCATAAAATGCTTGACCCCATCCATAAGTCTGGTAAGGAGAGCATGAAGGATAAGCCGGCACAGGGGTAGGTCTCAACTGGTTGATCAAATTCTGAGTCTGTTGCTGAGTCAACGCGGAGGCTTGGTAAGCCGACCTTTCATCACGCAACTGATTGATCGTATTCTGCATCTCACGCATTTCCAATTGACAGAATTTATCATTAATCAAGGTTGTTTGAGCATCAATCTTAGCGCTCAAGATATTGAACCGACTCGTGGCTTGCTCACGATTGTTCGTCAATCCTTGATTAATAGTGTTTTGTAACGTGTTAGTCTGATTCAATGTCTCAAGACGATTCTCATAACCTTGATTGTTGATCATCTGCTGAGTCTGGCAAGTGCTTTGGTTGATCAAAGAACTCAAATTGCAGCAGCAAGAGCTAATTTGATTACCGATCTCACAACCTTGTTGCTGTACGGCGTTAATAACAGCCTGAGAGGTCATACCTACCTGACCAGCTACCTTATCGATAGCGCCTTGTACGTTACAGATAGCGCTTTGCAATTGAGTGGTAGTACAGTTCAAGGCGTTAGCGATCTGCTCGATAGCGCTTCTATTACCTTGGATGGCCTGCATCAACAACTCACGACCATAGTCGTTATTCAATTGAGCGGGAAGACCATTAGCGCAACACTCATTACCATTACCAAAACCATTGCCAAAGCCACGGCCGCCCCATAACCAGAACAGGACGATGATCCACAACCACCAACCGTTAGCCCCGCCGAAACCGTCTTGGTTGTTACGACCGTTCATCAAGGCCGCCACCAAGTTCGGATCCATCTTATTTCCGCCTATCAAATTGGCGAACATACCCGGAATCATAGATAATAAACCGTTAGTGGCGCTTCCACTACCGGAACCCATACCGTCTAACAAAACGATTTTGTCTCCACTTGTACCCATGTCTATTTATTTTTGAATTAATAATAACCCCACCTGATGGCGGGCGTTACAAAGTTCAAAAATTAACAGTCCTAAAATCGTGATATGTGTCATCATCAAAGTACGTCATGTCTTGTAAATGGTATTAATAACGACTGACGAGAGACAAAAAATCCGGAGCGTATCACTACGACCCGGATTCATCGCAAATCTATAAAATCCAATGTTTCAATGCTCGAAAGAAAACGTCTCACGACGTCAAAGAGAGATTAACTACACGAAAAATCTCGCATCAACTTATTTGTATTAGCAGTGTATTCATTAACTATCTTACTGGATGAGGGATCATCCTCTATCCTTGACAGGCGGTTATCGTCACTCCTTACCGTAACGTCACCCATCCTTCGTACCACGTTTTCTTGATATGATGATGGATCGGAGTATATAAGATCATCAACGAACCTGTATATCGCACCATCAACCGTCTCACCTACCTTCTCATATAAACCGGATTGGAATGACACGAAATCATCATACCTCCCACGAGCCAAGAACGAACCGTCCGATCTCGCCTCGACGCCGCCGTTGACCTCCCGGAGCAGGCCCGGATTCCTTTGGTACAGATACCTGTAAAACCCGACATCCATCATCCTATCCTGACCATCCAGATAGAAAAGGTTTCTCATGCTACTGTCACCGGACTCGATAGCCACGTCAAACAGAAGATCCCTTACCTGACCTTCCGGCAACGACATCTCCATGCTTTTTAACGTACCTCTGTCATGGTGGTTCAAAGATACATTATAAAATCCATTAAAATCAAGGAAACGTAAGACATTATTATATAAATCCGATTTTTTTAACCTTTCCTTGATCTGGATCTTCCTCAACGAGGTACAGGATTTGATAAAATCCCGATCCTTTCCCTGCCTAGCCTCGTATCTCCTGAACTCCCGATCGATATCGGCATCATCCATCTCAGGGGTAACTGGATGCTGGTATATCAATCTGGTAAGGATCATATTCTCGGTATTCGAGGATGAGATGTTGGACATAACTAGCTTCTTTATGTTATCCTTGACCACGCCAATATCGGAACGGGAAGCCCCTGCGGGAACCACGCCAGCCGGCAAGTACGAGGGTCGCTCTATCCCGATATCGGCCAACATCTCATAGGCCTGATCGGTGTCGGTTATCGGAGCCGTGTTATGGTACGTATTCCTACTAATATACAACATGCTCCTATCATACATATCGGAAGGGGATGTATTCCCGGACCTTACATACACCATCCTATCCCCAGTAGAATAAGTATCCTGAACCTCGTATATCGGATTCCCTTTTCCTGTTATCCTATCAAGATCGGAGATAAAGCTATCGTATACCGAATTGCCGGCCTGTATGGAAGACAACATGACGTCCAGCGACGCCATAAGATCACGGATATCCTCAGGTCTGGATATAACCATCTCATCGCTGATCGCCTCGCTTATATCCACGCCCATGTCGGCAAGATCCATGGCTATGTCATGCAGACGTCCGGCAACGTCCTTGATGTCCTTAAAATCATCCATATCGATTATCTCCCCAACCTTATCCCTTAGACCCTTCATATCCTTAGGCATACTGATATACGGTGTGGTACTATTGAAGTACGAGTCGGTAATCGTATTTCCGTCCTGACTCCGAACCTCCATACGGGTCATATTACGATACGTGTCATACATCCGATCTGCGTAATCCTGATCCTCCTGATACCGGAGTGCCAAGGAAGGGTATGGGATGGAGGCGAAAGCCTGATCGAACTCCAGGCGGTCGCTGATACCGCCTACCGCCCTCATGATCGTATCCCTTACCTCTATTGGATTCAAGCCCCTTCTCTTTCCTAACGAGTCATATGTATCCTCATATATCATATAATCATCACCAAGGCCTGACTCGGAGGACAGGAAATACATATCCTTCTCATTAAGATTCCCCTCAGACATAAAATCGACAATCCTCCTCATCATATCCCTTACCCGCTCATACTCCGATCGGTTAGTCATGATATTATCAATCTCATCAGCGTCATACATCCCAGATCGCTCAAGATTGTACCTATTGAGGAATATATCACCGCCGGAAAGGAAGTTAGATACGATCATATCATTAAGATCATTGATATTATCAACACCCAAGGAAGTAAGAGTATTATTAATATCCTTAACCTCATCAGCCATGAAATTGCCGGCGAAATAGTTCTTCCGCTTGATAAAGGACATGACATCATCATACCTAGGTTCCCCATTACTATCCAGATCATATTCTGATGGCATGGACATCCAGTCGCCAAAGAAAGACACGAAGTCGGGGGAGTAGGCCGTACCCCAGACCGATAAGGCCTGCTTCTGGTCGCCAAGCACCTCCATCGCCCTTTGGTATAATCCGGATGGTTGGTTATTAGGGGCAAGGACATTATCTATCCCACCCTCCTTATTTTTTATAACATAACAAGATCGTCCCATTACTAAATCGTTTTGACACAAAGATAGAAAATCCCGCCTACTCTCACGAGCGGACGGGACACCAAAATAACAACATAATAACAAACCTTATGTTTCTCCGAAAAGTGCAAATCTTTTTGCCGATCCTCACGAACAGGCAAAAACTCAATCCTAAATTATAAAAAATGGAGTTTATCGTTTAGCGAAAATATCTTTATCTGATCTACTCAGAACCCTGCCTTTCAATTCCAAGAACCTAGGCATCCATTCTTTAGATATCTTAGACACAATCCACTGAAATCCCTTAGGAGTCACATAGACAGTATTAGTGCCGTAGAACTCGTCATCATTACGATATCTATAACGAGCATAACCGCTGTCTATCATCCTTTGGGAAAGCAACCACCTCTTACCGGTCTTAGCGAAGAACTTCTTATCCTCAAGCAATATTCGAAGATTCTTCTCCGCTATATCATATCCATGAGCCTCTAGCTTTTCCCGAACCTCTCTGATCAACATATCTGTCTCTTGGGCTATTTCGGCTGTCTTAGCAAACTCAACCATAGGAGCCTGTTCTTTAATGATATTATCGGATATCCTTTTGGCTTCCTCTGCCGCTTTCTTCGCCTCAGCTAACGCACGCTTCTCCTTTTCCGATTTAAGCAAAGCCTCTAATGCCTCTATATAATCAGATGGAAGTTCATTCTTTGATGGCATATTGTTAGATGGCATAGAATAGGAACCTGTTTTTCTAATAGAAGGAAGAACCTCCGATGTTACCCATCTTTTGAATTTCTTAGCAAACTCCTTCTTAGATGACATAATTAAAGTATACATACCAGACTCATTAATAATCTTTATCTGGCTAACATATTGATTGTGAATAGGGGTGGAATCGTAGGCCTCCCTATCTTCTGACAATCTCAGCATTTTACAATCCTCGTCATCTACCAACCTTCTTACAGCATCCCTAGGATCTGCATACCCTAAACATTTAGCTACATCATTACCGACAAACCATGGTTCATGTTTCTCATCCAACAATACTCTCACATCCCCAAAATCAGGATTCTCAAATAATTTTAAATTATCATCCATAATATAAAACAACGAGAGCCACCAGCGTCCGTTACCCCACTGATAGCTCTCATTTATCGCCTACGCCTAAGCGATATTAATATCTTCTTCTGGTCTAGCAACGGATAGACACCGCAAATATAAGACCTTATTTTGAAACTACAAACAAACAAGAGATATTTTTACAAAAAATGTAATCAGCCATATTCCTCTGTCATATATAAAGCGTAGCTATACCTATCCTCTATCATCTCCACCACCTTCTTGATATCAGATAAAGTTAGTTTCTTTATCTCCATATTCCTACTATCCATCCTGACAAAAGAGTTCTTGAACTCCTGCTCGGTTATGGCATCCAACCTAAATAGATTATATTTTATAAGTAACTGGGTTACGTCAAATATCAGGATATTAAGATCAATATCATCCTTCAACTCATCAAGAAGATCACGCATCATGACTTTGATAGCATCAGTATCAAGTTCCAGCTTCTCGGCTTCCTTCATCAACTTCTTGATAATACCATTGTGCTCGATTATGATGTTAGCGTTATCATCATCGGTAGGTAGAAGGATATCCATCGTACATTTTATACCAACCTTATCACTAAGTCTTTTATTGAACTCAGTCATATAATCAAAAGCCTGATCCCTGCTTAAGGCGTATGTATGATCAAGCAACTGCTTTTGTCTGACCTTGACAAAATAGTTACTGGTGTATAACATCATCAAGACCTTCACTCGCTGGATGCGTAGGTCTTGCATGATCTTCCGATGTAAAAAAGAATCTAGTTGCATAATATAAAGAGTCCCCACCGGGGCCATCACACACCCGACAAGGACCAACTTTTAAATATCTTACTCGTCAGGTGATGGACTGACGCTGCGAAGATAAGTCAAGATATTTAATTTAGCAAGGATTTTCCGCCTCATTTTCTCCAGATACTACGTTGCCGTCGGAAACCAAAGACTTGTCCTCGGCCGCCTTCGTAGGCGAAGCGGAACCCGATTGGGAGCTGGACGGGTTGACGAACGGGGTCTCCGTATCCTCGAAGAACGTCTCATCCCTCCTAATACTCATCCTGAACTTAGGAGCTATGAAAGGATCGTTATTAAGATCAATGTTGATCGTAACGTCATTCATCAAAATATCCTCCTTAGTTCTGGAATCACCTATCCATCCTCTTACATCAGCGGTCATAGGCATCCTGCTAACCGCTTCCTTGACAGCTTCAAGCCGGCCTTTGATAACATCCACATCTCCCGCCAGCGGAATCATATATGTCTTATTATCCAACCCGGATCTGGCTATAGCGTTATTAAGATCCATTATATCATCAATACTTACGCCTCCGCCTAGACCCTCCGTAATCCTATCAGCCATCGATTCGATCATGGATGAAAATGACGATATATCCTGATTTTTCAATCTTACGGGGTACAGGTAATTTCTTCCATTTCCTGTCTTTATAGCTACGACCGGAATACGTGAATTTTTATAATCACCATACTTGTCCCTGACGATAGCCGTACAGAACGGGAATATATTATACTTAATATCATCCCTCATCGTAACCTCCCCATTCTCTATATATCCTACGCTCTCGACTTTACCAACCGTCTCGTTGGTAAAGTCATTCTCGGATACCATCAACGTCCCATTATCATCACTTATGCTAAAATTAGGTCTTCCCGGCAAAACACTGGTGACTGTGCCTACGAACGGTATATCAATCTCACCCGCGACGGATCCTACATTATCCCTATACAACTCAAAGGCCATACTCCTTAAATCAGCGTTACTCCCTTTTGAGTCTGGATCATTGGCTTTTAGCACCGAGACAAAATTACCATCACCATCCACGATCTTAATAACCATATTATCAACCAGCTCTCGGTAAGCCGACTTAGTCTCATCAGAATTAGGGTCAACGGCGTTAAGGCTATTGTATTTATCATACAATTCCTTGGTATATGGATCTAACATATCCATCTTAAACCTTACCATATCACCCTTGCGGAGGCTAGCCGTTGCTTCCTGATTCACCGACTCGTTGTTAGATCCAAACGTATCACCCGTATAATAAGGGACAATAGATCCATCCTGCCCCTTGCGATACACCATAAACCAGATGGAGGTCGACAAGGCGGTTTGCCGCCCCAATATGACACCGGTAGCGTTCTCGAAAGCCTGAGCGTCATCCTCGCTAATCATCCATCTTGAGTGGTTATTCGACTCTATAACAGTAAATATGTCGGTTCCGTTGGTGAAATCCATCACCCTTCCATTATCAGTATCAGTGGCATCAGATCTTTTAAGCCCAAGACTGTCCATAAACCTGTCAAGTCTCATTCCGCCAACTTCATAATACATAACCCCACCGATCTCTCTCTTCTGAGCCATCAACACCACCGGATTCTGGGCGGCGTTAACTTCCGTCCTGCCGGTGGATGTCCCGGGTTCGCTCTCTGTGAGGACATCACCCATAGGTATGGATTTATCGTAATCCTTGACAGCTATACTTCCGTTATCATACAACCTCATCCATTCCACGAATTGAAGAAGAGGCCCATCGGAATAATTATTGATAATATCAATAGCCTCATTAAGCTTATCCTGATCAATCTCATTGCCATTGTCAGCCTCATTCATAAGATCATTATAAGTCTTTATAGCTTCTTTGATCTGATCCTGATCAAGACCATTGATATTCATATCTACAATATCATCAACAGCGTCCTTGATATTATCATAAATATTATCATGGATCTTCAATCTATCTATTATCGATCTAGCCTTATTGATCCTTGAAATAGGATTATCCCCAAACCCGTTAACTAGACTATCGACACGAGGCTTGTTATTATCATATATCTGTCTCTCCCTAGGAGATAAGACATCCTCATTACCGTTCCATATCTTTATAGCTATATTATTGATTCTATCGTCAGAAGGATTTATGATATCCTCATCATCAGGAACCCTCTCGACTATATTACCTTCATCGGTCTTAATCTCGTTCTCCATAGATCTGGCTATCATATGATTATATGTCTTGAACATAAATGCCTCATCCTCCCCTATAAGACCATCTTGGTAAGCCTTGTCTATAGCTTGGTCGTTGGCGTAAAGATCATTGGCATCAGGATTATCAGTATTCCTGAAATCATACTTGCTATCATCCTCCTCATAAGTCTTACCCCATACGTTCGATAATATCTTCATGAACCCGCGCTCCTGCGCCCGGATGAATCTTCTGTCACGCATACGACGAAGAGACTCGTTTATATTCTTATAAGCCACAAGATTATGACGATACTCACTAAGCAATGCCATAGCCTCCTTATAATTATCAACCCCACGGATAGATACGACGTTCTCAAAATCAGCTATAGTATCATAAGCCGCCATAAGATCAGCGGCACTGATCCTTGAATCATTTCTATTTAAGAACAACTTAGATATATCAGCCTCTGAGTTAATTAACGTAGTTAATTTCCTCTCCAATGCGATCCTATCCTCTGTTAATTTAAGAAGCCTATCATTCTCCTTGACCAACTTAGCCTTATCAGATTCAAGAGCGTCCTTCGACGCGACACTTTGTTGAAGCCTCAAGATATTCTTCTCCATCCTCTGTATATCATCCGTAAGCTTCCTGAGTTCTTCAAGATCCCTGCTCGAATCAGGATTAAGACGAGAATATATATCAAGAGCGGGGCCTATATCCGTATTGTATATCCTTCTTAACTGATTGGCAATATCGTTCAAATTATCCTTCGCCTCAAGGCCATTATAAGCCATATTGGAGATATAGGCGTTAAACGACCTATTGGATATACCATCGGTAAGGGAGTCGGCGAATCTGTTGGCCATAATGAAATTATCCACCTTCTTATTAAACTCGTTGACAAGATCGGCTTTATACTCATTGACCTGCTCATCCGTCATATTCATATCGGACGCTATATCGCTATTAGGTATAGATTCGACTACCGTCCTGAAATTCTCCTTCGTATCATCCAGCATCCCCATCTCCGAATCATAACGAAGACGATTGAATACGGCGTCACTAAAAGTCTTATCTATGATTCTAGAATTAGGTATATCGTCAGCGTTATTATCCGTTTTCAAGCCTGATAATTGAGCGTTCAGAGCCATACTGCCACGAATAGCACGGATAGCGGCGGTAGTCAAGGCGCCGGCATTGGCGTTGTAGGCATCCACCATCCCCTTGTTCCGGGACATGTCTTGGCTCCATTCCCTTATACCTCCAAGGCTTTTCCCACCCATAACCGATCCGATAATCATACCGATGCCGATCTCCTTCCAGCCTTGGCTAGATCCGTATGTCTCCTTGAATCCGTTCTTTATAGCTTCCATATAACCTATATTCTGACGGATGGCCATAGGATTATATCTTGATTCCACCCAATCCTCCGCGGACTTGCTGGACACACCTTGAAGACCCTCCTCGAACAAACCCTCAGATACCGGTCGCTTGATGATATTAAACGTATTACCAGCTATTTTCTGCCATTTCTTAGGCGTTATGGCCCTCAATGTCCCGTTATCCATCCTCTCGGCGCCTACGCCAAATATATTGCGTTTTATAAACTTGTCTACACCAAGCTCCATACCAAACATATCACCAAACATAGCTATGTTGGATAATGATAATATGCCGACATTTGCGGCGAATACGGCGTTAGCGGCATTGGCATTGTCAGCCCTGAACTTCATAAGCTCCTCATATGGGACTTCCCTCCCATAAGCGTTACGATAAGATTGCCTGAAGTTCTCCTCGGCCTCCATCAACATACTTCTGGCTTCCACTGAAGCTTCCCATGAGGTAGACGTACCAAGAAATAGGGCGGTATCCAGCCCCTTGCCTACCCTCTGCCCTATACGGGCGGCCCTAAGGTAAGCGCCGAATGCTTTCTTGGTGTCCGAAGCGGCCTTGCCTATCCTAGCTAAAGCCACCCCAGCCCTAGCTCCGGTACGAGCAAGGTTCATCAGGCCGGCCCCGGAATATACGGCGGATGATAACATGGCACCAGCGGTAAAAGCCAGACCCGAAAGGAAATCGTTAGTCCAGAAATTAGCAGTTCCAAGACTACGAAGAAATCCCATATCTCTCTCTTCTTTATCATAATAATGAGCGAGCCTATAATCTCCTCGCTTATCCATATCATCTAACCAACGAGTAAAATCGTTATTGAAAACGGATTCAAATTTACCTTTAGTGACTCCCTCGTAAATACCATAAAAAGGCTGAATAATACCTCCTATACCATACAAAGCCGTCTTATAAACAAATTTACCCAATCCCCTAAATATCTTCTCTCCTGTACCTTGATTTCTAGCTAATCTGGAATCATTATCAACGCCAGCCTGAAATGACTCGTATTTAGGTATCCAAGTTCCATCACTTAATTTAAATCTTGATTCATCAAGACCTATACGAGGACCGGACACATCAAACCTACCAGATGGGATACCATTACTAATAATACTATCCTCAGGAGTTTTAGCCCTTAAATCATCATAATAAGACGATTTAACACGTCTTTTTATTCTTTCTGATAAAGCTGGTATAGCCTTTTTAGAATCATCGACCAAAGAATTTGGATCAAGGTTAGGTAAAGGTGGATTGTTTATATCGTCACCTAATGAACTCGGATATACACCAACTGCCCTTATCTCCATTGGATCCATAACCGGATACCCATGCTTTTGAGCTATATCCCTACCATCGGGTAAATTATTATTGCTCGTTTCCATTCCTCTTTTTATTTATAATATCCATTACCGGTAACATAATATTATACAGATCCTCATTAATATCCTTCCTTCCAAAAGAACTATTCACAGAATTAGCCTCTTTAGTCATAGCCTCTTTAAGAGCCTCCACCAAATAAGCCTGAGGAGCTATATTCATAACCTTAGCTATATTATCAGCGTAATCAACACCTTCTTTATCTATAGTATATAAAGGGTTGTTAGAAGGATCACCTCCATAACCTTTCTTATATATCTTAATCTCCACACCATGCCGTCCATACCCTCGATCATATCCCTCAGCCTTGACCTCATAATTGCTAGATCCATCTATAACCGCAGATATTATCATAGACATATCATTATGATAATCATCCGGGAACAAAGGCAAAACAAATGAGCGTATATCATCTTTAGCGTTATCAGCCGTAGCGTAAGAACCAAGACCTAAATCGGCTACCGATCTCCCATAAGCCTTATCGGAGGCAGAAGAAAACCCTGCCCCAGACACCCTCGACTTGTATGAGACTGACGGGATATTTCTTAACTTAGTATAGGTAGTAAATCCTATCCCTGCCAAATCCTGTTCTGATACTTGAACCCGTTGAGCCTTATCCTCTCCTGCATCAGCTATTATCCACCAATTATTATCATCATCCTGTTCAACGGACAATGTATGAGATCCTTCTTTTTCATCTAATTTCAATCCGGATCTATTAGCTAAACTATATATACTATTATATAATCTAAATTCCTCCGAATTGGATTTTGCCCTCTCATTAAAAGTCCATCCCTTTCTTCCGAACTCATCATACCTAGATTCTATATACCTATTATAAGCATCATCCATATCATCAAGAACCCTGTTGATAGGACCTGAATTAGACCATTTATGAGCAAATGGAGAACCCATTTCTCTATTTATATTTCTTAACGTGATATAAGCCAGATTAGCCTTATCTTTATCTCCATCAAACCTAACTAACAGTCTATCCCATGTCTTATTATCAGTAATATTATCCTTCAATGCATCGTCTAATTCATCCACGGTAAAATCTGTACCCAAAGATTCATTTATCTCATCTAATATCAATTCAGCCTTACCCACGTCTATAACACTCCTTCCTTCTATCAATCTGCCTTGACCAGAAGGATCGTAAGACGGTCCTATAACATCTGAGACAGTATCGACCAATCTTGACATCAAAGAAGAGACTTTAGCGGCAGTAAAAGGATTGACGGATTTACCACCCATACGAACAGATGATAATCTAGACATATCACCTACATTGACATTCTCTCCATTATCTAGATAAATATCCATGCCAGGGTTATTTGATATTTCCTCCATAATGGCGTTATCAAGATTCTGAGACACTTTTTTCTTGGCATCCATAGCTCCGTCATAAATGGAATAATATGAATTTCTTTGATCATACGCCTCTGCAAGATCCTCATAAGCCTTCTTCGCCTTATCAGTCTTCAAACCATCATACTTAGCTCCATTATTATTCATAATGAATTTCATGACGGCATCTTGATGTGACATACCCTTAAAATCATCGGGGTTATTATCTATATAAGCATTTATATTAGACATCACATTGTCACCTATAGCATTTGCCAAAACATCAAATTTAACTTTTATACTCTCCCTGTTAGAAGCGATATTATCCATCAACCTTGTTGATGGTTTTACCTTTTCTTGCGCAATAGGGACAGTATACGATGTCCCTGGAACACCAATAGATACTGACCCTTTCATTCCACTTCCTCCTCCACCTATAGCCCTAGCCCATGCAGCATCAGCCTTTGATTGTTCTATCTTAAGCCTTTCCTTATCCATTTTTTGATCCCACACGAACTTGGCATTGCGAGCTAATCTCTCATCTTCTTTATAGTAATAATCATCAGCCTTGCGGATGACAGATGAATTATTATAAGACCATCTCATAGCTGCCCCCCTAAGAAACTCCTGTTGAACCATAAAGGCCCCCGCTCTTTCTGCATCATAATTAGGTCCTATAAACGAATTAGCCTCATCTATGAAAGTCTGTTTCTGATTACGTAAATCAGCCAAACTAGTCTCAAGCATTAATTTACGATTAGCATCATTACCAACACCCCCTAATTCCGCCTTTATAGCTTTTTCCTTAGCATCAAAATCATTCACATATTGTTGAATAAAAGCAGAGGTAGATTGTTGATTGAACATATGAGGATTGGTGAGAGCCATGTATTGACCTTCCAATTGTATTTGAGCCTTAGCGTTTTGGGACATACTGGATGCTATAATATTCCTTATCTCAGAATACCCCATCTCATCAATTGTCTTTTCAATAATCTCTCCCGTTCTCTCGCCCTTATCATTGAGAACCGGGATCTGTATTTTCTGGCCCTTATGCTTGGTCAAAAAATCCTTCACCTTACCATCTATCTCAGCGTTATAATCCGTATATGGAGTGTAATGAAGAGGTTCTAATCTAGTTCCTACCTGACCATCATTCAACCATTTATAATAAGGCATAAGAGCCATTGATTCATTTATGGGACTATACATCTTAGGATTATTCAGCTTCATATCCTCTAATTTAGTAGATAGTTCCCTAAACTCACGCGTTCCAGCGATGGCGTTCAATACACGGGTATCTAAAGCCTCTCCAAGACGGGCTTGTATACTTCTAGCTATACCATCAGAAGCTAGATTGGATTTACGATACACGTTATTCACATCCTGTATCAATCCATTTAATCTATTCTGAAGATATTCCCTATCCTGAGGTTTAGCTATATCAGAATTAATAATATAATCAGCGTACTCATTAATAGCTTGCCGATTCGTATCTATCTTCTGTTGCATGTATCCCATACCCTGCATCATGACATCCATGTTGTAGGGTGATACGTACTTACCGTAATTCCTTAATATACTGTATTGTGAAGCCATCCTTTATCCTTTCTTGCTTTTAGTTACTTCCTGAGCGGGATATAATCTCCTATAAATCAATATATCTCCTTGAGGATCAGCGATCAACTGCCCATTAGGACCAATCTTGACATCCCCGAATATAGACCTTAATGTATTCATGGTCGTAGCCGTATTCCACTTCTGCTGAATCTCATCATTTACGCTATCGAAATACCTAGCCCAGTTCTCGTCATTAATAGCCAACCCCTGCAATATCCGTTGTTGATAAGCTTGGCGTTGGGCTATATTCTTATCATACGTGTCAGCCCAAGTGCGAGCGTTTATATTATCAGCCCAAGTTCTTTGAGCCACGTTCCCTTGTTCTACCTCATTTATATACTTACCTATATTGGAACTCATGATAGCCTGTAGGTTGGATGATAAAGCCCCTCTCTGGGAATCCGGGACATTACCCATCTGATCCAATTGTGATTGGAAAGCACGATTAGCCTCAACCATATACTGATCAGCAGATCTCAATACCGGATCCACGGTAGGAGCGTAATGCCTTTCCAGACCTTCCGTTGTCACGGCTCCCGGAGTCATCCTGAACACCTCAGGGAAGTCAAGGCCGCCACCCACTATATTCCTGTTTCCGTTACCATTATTAGTCTTACCGGTGTTAGTACCGGTATTGGTATTGGTATTAGGGAGTGTATTGGGATCAATCAGCTCAGGCATATCCAACTTAACATCAGGATCCTCCACATCACCTATATCCATAGGACCGGGAACCACCTTATGAGGATCAAGTATAAAATCAAGACCTTCCATTCCTTTCATGGATCTCAATGCCTGCATCTTAAGCATATCCTCGCCAAGTATCTTATTAACGACATCCTTGTTCTTGTCAGAGAATAGTTGGCTAAAATGGGTGATACCAGCATCGTTAAGAGCCTTATGCTGTTCCTCTGTAACAACGTCTAGACCGATCATAGGGCGAGATGTGGTAAACAAACCTAATTTATTGTCTCTCATCCTATCATGATATGCGGCTTTCTTGTCTTCCGGGTAATTACCTTGACTATCCTCACCGCCAAAGGAAACGAGCGTCGTGTAATCCCGAAGCGCCTCGGCGTTGGCGATGATCGGGTTCTCCGCCGTAGCCAAGCCCATCCAGCTACTTGTCTGACCGTAGATAGCGTCTTGCAATGCCCTAGCCCTAGCGCCCTCTGAAGCTCCCATATAAGCATCGTAAGCGACCGGATTGAATGTCTTGTAATAATTCAACCTCTCATCCGTGTTAATACCTCCATAAGAGCCATCAGTTCCTTGGCGTTGATAACCGAAATAGTTAGGATCATTGTTGAACCTATTCTCGATCGGGCGGAAAGTTAATTTACGACCGAACAAAGACGTGCCTCCTATCTCCATCTTCTGGCGAATACCAGCCACTTTCTTAAGCAGCTCTTTCTTAGCCTCAGCTATATCCTCCTCCGTAAGACCGTATTCTTTCATGGATCTGGATATGATGTTATCTATTTCACCACCCTTAGCGAAATACGTATCCTCATCCTTCTTCATCTTCCGGTCTTCCTGCTCCTTGTATATGACGTTAGCGAAGTCCGTAAATCTTCCCTCTAAGCCATTAACGGTATCGTTGCTATCATTTATAGCCTTAGATAATACGGAGGCGTTTAAACGCCTTGTATTCTCGTCATCTATCTTATCGTTTTTCTTCAGCTTCTCCAGCGCCTTTTTCTGATCATCGTAAGCCGATTTAAGACCGATCTTAGCCTTATACCTGTCCATTAACGTAGCATACGTATCCTTAGGCGTGGCTTTGATCCCATACGTATCTCTGATGTATTTAGCGAAATCCGGCTCTATGGTTGTGTCGTCGGTAATAACCTTCGTTCCCTGCTCCAAGGAAACGGGGGTTCCACCATCGGCGTGCTTCTGCCCCATAGCCTCCATCGGCGCCTCTCCGGGCTGCGTCACGTACTCACCCTTCTCGACCTCTACGTTGGCTTGATCTTCCATCGACTTAGGTAACGGATACAGGTACTCACCGGTAAGGCTTCCGCTATCGAACCTATTATTAGGCCCTAGATAAACACCCCCACCATCCTTGTACTGCATCTGGGATTGCCTTCTTTGCCTAGCCTCACGTTCCTGAGCCAACCTGATATTAGTACGAGTACCTTTCTCTGACGCTATCCCAGAAACCACGTTACGAGCCAACCCCATGATACCACTAATTCCCGAGGCTATGGTGGTTATCGTATTAGCTGTTTTAGCCCCAGTGGATAAATCACCATATCCCTCGCTTCTCATACGCCCTATACCACGACCCATCTGAGTGAATCTAGACCCTATATCATCAGCGCCATAGTAGGGGATGGTGGTAAAATCAAAAACATCCGTCTCGCCTGAACCGGTCTTAGACTTATCAACATCGTTAACAGTTATGTTATTAAGCGTAATACCATTGTCCTGATAATTCTCAGCTATACGTTGCAAACTACCCTTGAAGCTAGCCGGAAACACATTATCCTGATCAAAAGCATTAGCATATTTAGTCCTCAACTGATCTGGAGTATCCAAAGAATATATCCCTAGCGGATTGACCGGCGCGGGTAATCCTTGGTTGGTATTCACCAAAGGTTCTATACCTAACCCTTGTATACCGTCCATATTACCAAGCATATACGACCCGACTTCCCCGGCCTCTTGATATTTAGGTATCTTCCTCTTGATTACGTATTTGCTCATGTCTAATTAATTTCGTTCTGACACAAAGATAATTTAAAAAAACAGAGACTCATCATTTCACAACGATGAGTCTCTCAGCAAATGCTATTATTATGTACAGAATTAAATTCTTTTTATGAATAATGATCCTATAGCCTTAACCAAATCATAGAAACCGGCAGAACTGAGACCTACAGCCACTCCATATAATAGAGCCTCCCACCATTCACTCCCTATAAGCAATGGAGACACCTTTAGAAACCACGCTAATATACAAACCAGCATACCTATGACTACGGCGGATAGGACTTTAGCCCACTTATGGGTGTCAATATACGGCACAACCTTGGCTAACTGCGTAGCTGACATCGTGACGAAAGCCATGATGCCGGTGAAGGTAGTTAAATCAATAGTGATAGCCCCTTCTGATGGGATTACCTCTTGCGCCATCAAAACGAACGGCGTCAATAACATAGCAAATAAAAATAACAATCTTTTCATATCTAAAACATTTAATAATTTCACAAATGTAGTATTAATTTCGAGTTCTACTCATACCTTTTATGTTAAGACTTAACCCCGGTATCATATTAAGCACCAGCTGCCTTTTTGCCTGTTCTCTACGCATACGCTCAGCTTCCGCTACCTGTGCCTCTGATTGGGGATCGTTCTTGATGTTGTTAGCGATATCCTCTATAGCTTTCTTGTTGGCGCCTGATTGAGCTAGCATCTTATATAACAGGTCTTGACCTTCCTTCTCCCACCAGCTATCCACGGCAGGATGGGAAGCCAAAGAAGGGCCGGCGGGGGCTACCGTCTCAGGCACGGGCTGATGACCTCCGTCTCCCGTACCAGAATCCCGCTGCCCGAACTCGTATCTCATTGGCTCGTTCTCCGGGACACCGTATCTGTTGGAGAACATATCGGCGAACTCAAACCGCTTCTCGTTTCTTAATGTCGATCCAAGGGGTCTTCCGTATCCTTGATTCCATGCTACGGTAGCGTCCTTATAATTCGTGGCGTTATCAAAATCAGCTTTCGAATACATATAGTAATTATATATATTGCCTTGAGCGTCCTTATCAAAGAACTTGCCTTGGTTCATGTAGTTCCAACCTAGCCCCGGTACACGACCTTGATACTCATCCACAAGATAATCCAGTTGTTGGGTCAATGTCGGTTTCTTACCATACCTGCGCTGTAGCTCCTTCTTCCTCGGCCCAAGCCATTGTTGGATGCCAAAATCACCGGCGGCTCCTAGGGCTTCGGTGTCCCCTCCGGACTCGGCGGCGATGTTCGACAGGATACCGATAGCTTGTGTTTGTGGTATCCCCTTCTTATCGGTAAGATAATCCCATATCTCATCATACACGACCATCTTATTATCCTCTGATCTGTTTGGATCAATAACATATTTACCAGACCCATAATCTCGCCTTGTATCAACCGGTCCTCCATCTTCCTTATTCTCTAACTTATTCTTAGACATAATAGCGTTACGGACAAGAGCCTCCTTTCCGCTTTCCGGGAGAGGACTATAATCCTTAAACGAACCTCTCTCATCAAACTTATCACCTATAGCATCCAGCGTCTTGGTAGCTATATTGACAGGAAACTCTTGATCATCGCTATAAAAATCATACACGTCGTAAACACCTAACCTTCCATCCGGACGTCTATAAATAGTAAAATTACCAAACCCTGATAACGGGGTAAGATCACCAGCAGCTTCGGGGTAAAAATCATACTCAGAAAAAACCGTAGGCTTTCCGGATCTTACCGAATTACGATTCTTCTCAAAGATATCTACCCATTCTCTAGACTTTTTCAAAAGCTTCAGCCTACCATAAGCATCATCTGTAGCCGGCTTATCAGAGCCATATATTTCTTGCTCCGTATCATGTATTTTCTTATCTAACCTCTTTATCTCATCCTTAGTGTCACGATTGAACATCTTCTCAATATCAGTAATGACATTATCAGGAATCCTTATCTCCTTGCTATTTCCATCAAGACTATTAGGCTGGGATAAGAATCTACCCCATAGTTGTTCGCTATATTCATCAACATTAGCTTTGCCATTTCTTCCGTATATAAATTCCTTAACCTTGTCAGGAAGGCTAGCATTTGAGGCTACCACATCAGGGGTGACATTCTCGTACAACCTCCTTCTTATGGCGTTACCTATGATGTCTTTTAAATACGAAGCTCTATCAGATACATCTTGTCTTACATACATAGGATCATTACCAGTAGGACCTCCTTCGGCTTTCCGCTCAATTTTCTCTCCCCATAGCCCATATTTCTCCATGGGCCATATACCGTCTATGGCATCCACATAACCAACGGGATGCTCCCCTTCCAGACGCCGGTCCCGTCGCTCGTCCGCTGGGTACAGGGCGTTGGCCAACGGCTGCGTGATATAACCCAACCCCTTATCCTTGGAACTCGACATAGCATCCACCACAGTCCGATATACAGGTCTTAATTTCTCAAGTAAATATAGCCCCGCCTCATCAACCAACTCACCGATCTTCTTATTTATACCCCTGATACTGAAATTATAATTACCCATGCCATTATTCAACGGGGACAACGCACCTCTTATCCCATTCATGCCTTTAACTGCGGTTCCTCCGCTAAGGATATCAAACTCCGGGGACACGTTTCTCAAGGGACTATCATCCATACCCCTGAAATACATAGGACGCTCGCCTCTTACGACACGATCAAGATCCTCCTTATATAAATCCTTTATCCACGATGGGATTTCCTCCGGTTTATTCTTCTTAGACATATACTACATTTTTCACAAAGATAACTATAATCTCATAAGCCTAAAAACACGAAACGGGCACATAATAAATCATGTACCCGTTTATACGCTAATGCATGTGATAAGCAGCCAAGGCTCCTTTAGCTTTCTCCTTAGACTTGTACTTAGCCGGCCATAATTTACCGGTCTTGTTACTGACCACTCGCCAATCACTCCCTACTTTCTTGATACATCCTGATTTCGGGCATTTGCCCTTCTTTTTACTGCTAGTTTTCCCTGCTGCCATAACATCAAATATTTAAAGGTATATAATCACCTCAATAAACTTTCTCATCGTTGCTAAACCAACGTACTATCATCTTGAACCGGCTCTCAATGTCATTCACGAACCTAGCCAAGAACCAATCGCCACGAAGACGATCCCGCCACCTCCGATGATAATCGACAGCCCTGGGGTCGATCTTACGGTCAATGTCATTCACATCCTTAACCCATATCGGAAGATTGTTCGTATCGTCTTTGACCTCGTTAAAATAGTCATTTATATTTATCTTCTGATCAACCTCCGTCACCAGTATCTCACGGCTATCGTCATTGGTTACAGGATACCTTAACCGCTGGCTCATATCGTTCTTGTCGGCGATAACCATCCGAAGCTCACCGCTGTTGTTGGTATCATTATAAAACCATGCCTTATTAAATCCAGTAGTCCTAAGAATTTGGTAATTAACCTCATCCTGATATCTTCTGGCATCCATCCGATATTGGTAGTTGGTGAGGATCTTATTCACGTACTGCTCACGTACCGGAACCTCTATAACAAACGGATATAGCTTACCATAAAATACTTGATACGATTGGTTGGTCAAACCATGAGACCATAAACCTATCTCCTGACTTTCACTTGAGTAGTTCTTTCCGGACTGGAAATAATGCTGGTGCTCGATATAATAATCAGGGGTGTAGGATAAATATGATTTCCACTCACCCTTCAGGCAGTTATACCCAACGGTGAACGAGACGTCCGTGAAATGGCTGGTGTCCTGCAACTCCACCGCCTGTCCGTTCCTGTAGAACCGGCCGCCACGGAATTGGTACTCGCTCGGATTCCCTACCGGTATATAATCTTTCTTGGTTATCAGAACCCTCTTAAACCTATTATCCCAACCCATGGACAACCCTATACCAAAAAACTTGTTATCAATATCATAATAAGACAACTCAGCGTCCGTATCAGCGTTATATATCCGGCTACGGATGATCTTCATCTGAAGATGCTCCTTAAACCAGTTTCTAAGCCCCGGTGTGACCTCCGTAAGATTCCTACCATTAGAATCTACCTTAAACACCTGACCACGCCTTAAATCGACCCAAAAATGCCCAAACTCGCAACTGATCATATCCCGACTCTGGGTCCCGGAATATCCTAACGTCGTATTATTATACTCAATGCCACGAGAGGCGAAAAGCCCACCTGTCCCTAGCTCGCTATTCTCCGGGGATATTCTTTCTGCCAGCACGTCTATAGCGTTATATAGTCCTACCTGATTCTCGAAGCGAGCTAGTATTTGATCCGACTCTATTCCCTTCATGCTTATAAGCTTTCCGAACGAGGTCTTGAACTCATGGTAATCCATAGGCTTGTACGACAGCCAAGGATCGGTCATGCCGTTCTCCGACACGTCGGCGGTGCTCCATATGACGCCGTTGGGTCTTTGGTAAGCGCAGTCCCAAAAATTGCTATCATACGTCTCTGGTAATGACCTTCCGCCTAGCGTAAAACGATTCTTATACACAGGACTTATCTTAAACACATTATCCCTTGATATAGGGACATTACGCTCCTGAGTCCATGATATATAATCCCCTACCTCCGGATAGAACCCCTCGTAAGGCTCAGGCCCGGCTATACGGAAATTGCAATTGATCTCAGACTCCACAAGAAACTGAGGTATGCCATAGAAGTATAGGAAGAAACGACCGCTAAGATACATATCTCCGGTCTTGCAAACCATCTCATAAGCGCTCTTCCGGCTAGGGAAAGAGTATAGCGATCCGGTATCCGTATCGGTCTTGTTAAGATAATCCTCCCCGGTATCGTAATTGACGAAATAACGGGGATACCCGATGTTCCGATAATCATAATAAGGGAATGGTATCATGTCCCCCTGACCGAACTGAGTCAAATAAAACATAGGCATCTTCCTCTTAAGCGAGAATCTTGATATAAATACATCACCTCCAAAAACAGGTTTACGCTTATCCTCATCCATCAACCCGCAACCACCTAACGATACCCACCTGATATCCTCTATCTGCCCGTATTGAGCCGGAGAATATTTCTTTATCCTCATATAAGGGCAGGATACGAAAGATTCACGTGTCATAAAATGAGGCGTCATACCAGCCACCTCATCGTTACGAATATTACACTCATCCTGAATACGGCTGGTATCGTAACTTGAAACCAACTCCGGATATTCAAGCATATACTTATCCATACCAAATGACATGAACAACGAATGCTCACGATCGAGGTTGTTTATGATAATAGGCTTACCGCCTACGGTTCCCCCTTGTGACGAGATGTCTGTAACCGGATACAACCCGCTCTTGATATATTTGGCCGTTGACAATCCACGTAGCTCCGACGCCCCTATTTTTTGGTAAAATAAATTATAATGAGCGACAGAAGTATAATAATAAGCATAGTTCCGTCTAGGTCCCCTATCTATCAATGCCGTTAACCACTGATACCTGTACTTGCCTATATCCACCACGGACTGGGCTGTGGCCTTGGCGATACCCATAGCCAGACGGATAGCCGTCAGCGCTATGCCGACAGGGTTGGCTAAAACGAACACGCCTCCACCGACATACTGCTGTGAAGCCGACTGATATGTATACTCAGCTATAGCGGATATTAAATTAGCCATAGCCTCCACCGTAGCCAATGATGTTGCCATACTGTAAGCCTTACTCCCTAATATCGTCCATTTAGGGTGATCCTCCACCTCCCTGAATATACCGGAGGATTTACCTAATTGATAACCATCAACAAGGCACTCGGTGGGAGCGTCAGGCTTGTTAAAGGCAATATCAGGACTTAAGAATGAATACCAGATATTACCCTTCCTGTTAAACGGGTGCGTTATAAATTTCTCACGATTAATATCCTTATAGATATACATATCATCAGACAAATCGTTGTAAGGGTAATTAGGATAAAGGTTAGCCGATCCGTCGGGATCATCGTACTTAAACATATCATAAGCCAGACCGGTTCCGATAACGCTCTTATCCAACGTCCTATCGCCCCTATACAACTCATATCCTATTATAGAATCTCTTCTGGCCTTATCTATAAGACCGTTCTCTACCGCTATATCCAAAAACTCATTAACGATATCGTCATCAAGCATCACCCCCATAGGATAAATATAGGAGTCAACTCCATATTGACCGGTCAGTTGAGACGGATTACCCATAAAAGGAGCGACAGAGTTATCCGGGAACTTGTAATGACGTATAGGTCTCTGACAAAACGTGGTTGACGTATTGGGGTACTCAGCGTTACCCCCATTACCGGTGAAATAAGACTTACCCCCAACTGATTTAGGAGACCCATAGTATTTCGTCAAAGAATCTATTATGTCCTTCCTCTTTGATCCTCCCGATGATATCCCGATCTTACTTGAATCATACAATTCAAAATTAGCCGGGTACTTATTGGTAGACTCCCAATATCCGAAATCACCATACTGATATGGTCTGGGAGCGCAGTCAGCGGGTTTATCCCCACATGAGACACACTTCGCCTCATAGGTAACAAATCTCCTTAATTTCAATTCTTTCGTGAAGAAGAACACGTATTTCACCTCCAGTGGCCGAATGCCAAAACAGAACGGGGCGGGGAAGATGGCGGTGCCGGCCGTATAGAATCCGGCAAGCTCCTTCATGTCCTGCCTCATGGCGAAACCGGTGAAGAACACGCATACAGCAGGCTCGATGCAAACATATATCTTATGGAAAGTAGTCTTGTCATCATTCCAGAACAAGTACTTTGGCATCATAAATATCTTATGATCCACGTAATTCACTATAACACCTTTCTTGGCATCATTAGCCAAAGGATTAGGAGCCACGGTACCTTCCTTGTCCGAGAAAAACGTTATACGAACCTTATTGTATGATGATGAGTCGCCGATCGGATAATTATAGTTACCCATCATCTCTATATACATAATACCGTTATCAGGATCGGATAAACCACTTATGTATTTCTCGTAATCCAACTCCACCCATCTGGCGTATGAGGATACATGTGGATAGAACTTGAAATAAGTCAAGTTGCTTCTACCGAACCAATTGGTCTTGGCGTCAATATCATTCTGCACAGACACACGACTTTCCCAATCAGTAGATATGCTGGTATTGAACTTAGAATTATCACCATCGCCAAAAAGACACATGGCGTTCTCGATACCAAACTGACTCTCATATTGGGGGAAATAAGCCTCCATCGTATCCATTAACTGATCAAGCATCGTCTCCGTATGCTTCTTTCCTTCCCATCCGGGATATTGATACAAATATGTGCACTTACCCAATGACCTACCCCCTTGGAATGTAGGAAGTTGAACATCGTTAATAGTAGGATTCACATGAGGATCACCTACCGAGCACCCATTAGTACATATACCCTCATCATATAACTGCCGGACATTAGACATATCCTGACACAAGACCAAAGCGGAGGAGTCTATATCAGACGGGAATTTATCCTCATCCTGACCATCCAGCCATTCCTGGACCAGATCTATGATATTCTTACCTCCACTGGAGTAATTATCGAAATCACACAATACAGAGAATTTCCTTTGTGACTCGGCGTTACTTTGTATTAAGGTGGTAGGCTCGGTCTCCGTATAATCACTAGCCAGCTTATACGTAAAATCAATCCTAGAATCCACCAAAGAGTTTTTATCCAATATAGTCCTGGTCTCTATCCTCTCGATATCATCACATCCACTAGGGAAATCGGGAGCCTTTATACCGTCTTGATCCTCTGGCAATGATATAGCAGCGCATAACTCGTCAGTAATACCTACATTAGATTCTATGATATCACACAGGTTCTCTATATTATCAGCGATATAATCAATAGCATCATCTACCGTAACATCTTCCCCCATCGTATTGATAACGAATTGGGTCTCTCCTACCGTGGCATATTCCTGCTCTACATATCTGAGTTGCTTGACATCTAGCTGATTCTTGCATTCTCCTCCAAAATCATCAAATCCCCAAGACGGGTCGTTTATGATCTTTGCCGTATTCTTAAACTGCCAAAGATGACGGCGGCTGTTCCCCGCGCACTGCGGGTTGTTCTCCAGCACCGACGCAGTCGACAGGTCGTCAGAGTTACCGTCCTCATCAACGATAACCCCCATCTCCTCCCTTGTGGCCGGACGAGGGATAAGCGGGAATCTAGCCGTCCTGTATCCTGTATTGGTAAAGAATCTTATACCCAACGGATATACCTCGTCACGCATGAAAGAGGCGTATTTAGAGCAAGCCACACCGTCTTTATACAAATTCTCCGTGGCTATAGATGTCTGCCATTTAACGAAATGACCCAAGAAGTTAACGACCGGTTGAAGATTCCATTCATTCTCCACGGTCAATCCGTATTGAAGAAGACGATTCCCGACAGACGTCATGCCTCTGGCTGTCTTATATACCGGTATTTCCTTGGATAACTTCTCCATGGTCGTACGCTCGCTATATTGATCCGTAAGATAATAGATAGTCCTTTCCGTTATCGGATGTATACCTTCTATGAAATACTCAAGAACCGGGCTTTGCTCACCATTAAACCCAACCGTGTTCTGTATAACACCTATCTTATAATGAGATACCTGCTTATCTATATTGGACACGGTAAGGCGGATACCCATGTTGGTTGACTTACCCCATAAACCATCGCGGATAACCATATCTTGACGATCGAATAACATGATTGGGTTGGTCAATGAGCAATATCCAGTCTTCTCAATCCCGAACTCATCGCACAACGCCACGCAGAACTGGTAGGTCCCGGCACGCAAGC